CTAGCCAAACCAATAGGCTTTGCACATGATTAAATAGATTATCTTAAGAAGACTTTGTCTTCTTTTTTTTCGCACTTTTTACATGCCCTATAATGAAATAAGAATTATAGGAGGACATTACTATGTCAAAATTTATGTATAAAGATTACTATGGAAAACGAATTACTTGTAAAGAAGCATTTCGAGGATATAAGTGTATGGAAGTATCATTCGAATACGATGTTACTAGATTGAATTTAGAACATATAGCAAGGGAACAAATTAAAGATCCAGCTAAACTAAATAAATTTAATGACTTGTTAGACGAATTGGTAAATATGTACGCGCATAAAATCGAACATCATCGAGACTTTAGAGTAAAACGTTGGAACTATATGCAAGATATTTTTAGACAAATGAACGATCTATTAGGATTATCAGAAGAGGAAATGAAAACTAAAGCTATTGAATTTGCAATGGACTATGAGAATAAAGAAGAGTTGATGGAACTTGGACTTAGACAAATAGAAATTCTAAATTCATAGAAGGAAATCATTTCCTTCTTTTTTTCAATTTCGCAGAAATTACATACCATATAATGAAAAAGGGCTTAGCTCAGTGGTGTGGGATATTATCCTATTAGAGCGCTCGTATTCATATGAATACGGATGGCTGTCGTCGGTTCGAATCCGGCACCCTTTTTTTCGAAAATTATTTAAAGGAGGTTTGCTATGCCTGTTAGCAAGAAAAGGAAAACTATAAAGAAGACTGGACGAAAATTTGGAGTTACTAAAAGAATACCAAATGTTCAGTCTCTTCTTTTTAAATACATACATGCATATTTTGATGAAAGTATATCCGAGTATGTCGTGTATGTCAATTTGGTATGTAATGACGTACCTGTGATTATGTCGGGATTTATTGACCCAGACAAGAGTTATTTCGAGGGAATCCGACTTCATAATCCAAAACCCAAGAAAGGCCATACTGCTCAAACGGTATATATATCTAAGAAAGATGCGCCTATGTTCTTTGCTACAATCAAGGCATATTCGCATACGGTAGCGGACCTTTTGGATGAGGGTGAGAAAGTGCCATTGCTGGATATAAATAATGGTGGTAAGTATTTTGCGGATAAATCTATAGAGGACTATAGGGTTCTTAAGTAAAGGAGTTTTTATGACAAACAGTGAGTACTACGAGAAATTCGTAGAGAAACTTAAACAAAGATGGAGTCTCGTATATGATCTAATTATGTATTCGGATCATTATATGGTTAGCGAAGTTCATGCACGTATGAATTTTATTACATCGTATGTAGATGAACTGGATGAGAACTTAATATCTGAGCAACAAGATTATAAAATGACTAGAGCTCTAAGATCTTTACGATACTTGTTATGCACGATGTATAAAGATACATCTATCTATAGAGTTAGAAGATATTTCAGATTGATTTATACAAACTGGTTATTTCAAAAATTGTAAATTTCGCAGAAATTACACGGTGTATAATGAAAGAAAACTAAAGGAGGAAGCAACCATGAATAAAGGATTTATGGGACTAATTAACTTTGAAGGAACACCGTTGGAATATGACGCTGAAAAGGACGGCCTAGGAATGGCTCTACTTAAAGGCGCAGGACAAGGTGCAATCGAAGGACTATTAGCAGTAGGTACTATTGTTACAACAGTTGCACTATTCACTAGTAAAAAATAAAGAGGGATCTTAGGATCCTTTCTTTTTTGTTTTAGTCAAGCCATTCATAATAATTATTTAAGGAGGAAGCCTCATTTATTGTCAGTCAACAATGGATGGTTTGATTAAGCCAAATTAAAGGAGGTATATAATATGGCTATTATTTTATTAGTGTCGACATACATGTGTGTTGATGTGGTATATATTTTATGTGATAAAAAAGGAGGAAACAAATGACAACACCAATTAATTTCATTACATCGCCAGATTTTTCGGCGAGAAACTCAGAAGAGATTAGTATCTCAATTACTATAAAAGCGGCTATTGTGGATTATCCTAGACTAACGGATCCAGTTGATAAGGCTGCGACAACACTACTGGTCACAAACTTTGAAAAAGTATTTCAATTTGACGAGTATCGTATAAAAGAAGATCTTTTGTTTGTTAGGGATTATTTCTTATCTAAATTTGCTAAAGAAATAGCACAAGATATGATGTATTTCTTTTCACACAGAAGAAGTTAATAAGAAAATGGACGCAATTTCAAAAATGAAAATGAGGTAATAAAATGATTAAAGATACTTATATAAAAATGATGGAAAATTCTGTGTTTGGATCAAAAACAGTAAATACATATAATAGATCTAAAGATAAAGGGGAAGTGAAATTTCACACAAAACCTACACAGGTTAATCGTAAAAATCCTATTTTAATTGTTGATCGTTTACCAATAGTCCAAATATGGATGTACGAGCTAAAAAATGGGTATTTTGTACTATTTGCGGTGTATAATGATGTTAGATCTGAAGCTTCAATTGTCGATCTTGATGAAAACGGCCATGTGTATTATTTAGAAGGTACTCATACCGATATTTACACTAGACAAGATTTGGTCGATTACGTCAAAACTTGGGATAAAATGACTGTTTTTGATATTGTTAAATTGCAGGAAGATATTTTAAAAATCTCATTAGCAAACGCTTCTGCGAAAATTGTAAATTATTGAGGTATAAAATGGACTACAAAGAACTTAAAGGACAAGTAAGAGAAGAGTGGAAGCGTTATTATTTCTTCGTTAGATGTGATAAATACATGGTTAATGCCTTTAACAGATCATTGGACAACTTAGACCATCTTAAATTCGAAGGTTACAGAATTATCGAAGACTACGATACACGCCATCAATTTGCAAAAACAATAAGTGAAATGATGACTTTGGGAAAACTATTTGGTAAGTATAAACTACATCATCGAATTTTGAAGTTCATTAAATATCGATATTTAACTTACAAATTCAACAAACTACCCTAATACGCAGATTTTACATATCCTATAATGAAAGAATATTTATTATAGGAGGACATACTTATGTTCAGAAGAATTATCAGAGAGATTGGATTTCGCACACTTGCGTTATACGCGGTGCTTGAAGAAGCTTACGTAGAAAAGCTTGAAAAGCAAGGTTATATTTCGCAAGATGGAGAATACCATAAACGACGACTAATTACTGTTCAAAAGGTATTAACTAAACTTCGTAATGAAGGTTTCTAAAGGAGGATAAATAAATGAAAACTATCATTGATATTGTTAAAGCATTGTTTGGAATGCTCTTCGTGAATGTTATCGCGGGGCTATTCAACTTTGTTGGAAAACTATTCAGATAGAGGATTTAATTATCCTCTTCTTTTTTTAAAAAGGAGGTTAGTCGAATGGACTATAAATACACAATTAAAGCAATCAAAGTTTTATACGATAAAGCACCTATTAAGCCGGTTAAAAATCACGTTTTAAAATTCGGTTTAAAAGAAGGCGTTATTACAGGAGTTATCCTTGGAGCACTCGTGTCAGCAATTAAAAATAAGAAAGAAGGTAAATAATATGTCGGAAGTTAAAGTTGATTTTATGGAAAAAGAATTAGAAGTATCTAAATACATCGAAGAAAAATATGGTGAAGATTTAATTAACTGTGGAAATCTTGATGAAGTTGGAAATGAACTTAAGAAAGGAGCAATTTTAAGTGGTATTATTGCCACTGCTGGAACACTTATTCTCGGTTCACTATTTAAACGTGCTTCTAAAAAGTACACTCAAGAAATTTTCAATCTAATGAATAACGATGAAGAATTGCAAAGAATGTTTAAGGAGATTGATGATGCAAGAAACGAATTACATTCTTAATGATGACCATGTGAGAACTCGTCCAACTATTTTCACGTGGCTTTTCTTCAACAAGTCATTACGTAAGTTATGTTTGAGTAGTATCGAAACCCTACGAGAAGACATTGACAAACTTGTATATTTAGAAGAAAAAGCTCATGCCGCTCGTGACTTGCAATCTGAATTAAAAGTTGCTGAAGTAGCATACGGAATGACAGATCTATGGAAAAAACTTGTGAAATATGGTTATTGTAATAGACGACTTACATTTATGGAAATTGTCGATCTAAAAACAACTCTTGAAGTTATTGATGAATTAATTAGTGAGGTATTGTAATGTTTAAAAAGTTATTTGAAGTTGAGACCGTTGAATTCGCAGACAAAGATATGCAGGAAGCATATTACCGTGGTCGTGTCGATGGACGTACTCAGGAACAAATCCATGGCGCTATTGGTATTATCGCTACCGGACTATTTTCAGCAGTATGCTATTTGTTTATCGGTCGTAGACAAACGAAAATGAATCGTGAATTGAACGCTGCGATTGACGAAGAAGGTAAACTTGGCGAGTCAATGTTTTTGAAAGAACAGAATGATGTTCTTAGGGAGCAACTGGGAGATGATTAATAGAGTTATATTACATATGAACAATAGGGTATACTCGTTTCTAAATCCCTATATTAAAGATGATACAATGACAACATATGCGAATAATTCCCCCGTATATTCGGTAAAGAATATTTTGATTATGCCTAGTGTATCTAATAAAATCGCATCTATGATCTTTAACGATATTGTTAATAGTAATTTTAGCCCATGTAAATGCGTTATTTATTTGGGTGCTGGATATACTTTAAATGTAAAAGTAACCGATATTACTGTTGAACTATTTAGTGATTTTAGTATACAAATCGAATGTGAGGTTATACATGATTGAGAGAACTATTTTAAACATAAACGACAAAGTTTATTCTTTTCTTAATCCAAGCTTTGTCACAATAAGAGAAACTCCTTTATCGGTTGTGGAGTCTGGGTATCGACAAGTTATAATTATTCCGGAAATATCTTTTAAATTTGCCTGCGCTATTTCAGAAGATATTAAAAATCATAATATCCGTAAAAAGTCAATTCGCGGAAGACTACTTACTTGGAATAATTATGAAATTATTATAACAGCTGTTGACTTTATGCCAAGTGATTACCATCCTATGAAAGTCACTGCTATATATGAGGAATTGTCATGATTGGAAGACTTATAATCAAATTCGATAACAAAGTATATTCTACGCTTGTTAACTCGTATGTATCAGAGCATTTCTCATCAAGAGAACCAGACAAGGTTAAGTTATATTTTGTTGATAACCCAATAATCCGTTCATTTTATTGGAACTATATGCTACCTAAAAATTTTCTTAAGAAGGAACTGCGTGTTGTCGACTTCTTGGGTAGACCTTATATTTTAACATTTATTAGTATAGAGGAACCCATTGATAAAGGAAGTTCTGATTTTATGGTAACACTCATTCCTCTAAATGAACCGCCCAAACTACCACCATGTAGATTTGAACCTACCAGACGGATTACCTCACCGCAGGAATTCCCTTGGTTATAATGAAAGGAAGGTAAATCATATGAGAAAAATTATGATGGCTATATTATATGACGGCTTAGATATGCAAATTGAAGAAATCAAAATTCAGATGGCACTATCTGAGAATAACGCAGAGGTTCAAGATTTAAATCTCAAGTTGGCTAAACTTATCGCTGTTAAGAATGAGCAGCAAAAATACAAAGTCAAGCCTGAGCAATTATTTCAGGCTCTTGTGAACATTCTCGGAATGGCTGCTGTGTTGAATTTCGAACAATTCAATATCATCTCATCTAAGATGTGGTCAGTAATTTCAAATAAATTTTTCAAATAAAGGGATTAACTTATCCCTTTCTTTTTTGTGAGGTAGAAAGATGTTAAATAAGAAAGAAAAAGTTTTAAACTATTGCTCTCAAGATCAATCGGCTGTGGAATATTTTCATGAATATTATACAGACATGATGAACGATATTCGAATATTGGGTCAAAGCGATTTTTTAAAACTTTCAGGTAATGAGTTAGACTCTGAAAAGTATATTGTCGTTGATGTTTCACCAATAACCTATGTTGAGGTATCTAATACATGGATATTTAGCATAGAACTATATACAGACGAAAATTTGCACACTAGAAAAGATTTTGTTGAATCGTATGCTCGATATAAAATAGAAAGTATTTTGGAGGAGGTATAAATGTGTGAACCATCAAGAATCGTGAGAAAGCATGTTAAATATCCTGGTAACAATAAGTTCCAAGTATTTATTAGTTATACTCATGATGACCAAGCAAAATCAGATTACATAAGATATTCGGGCATGTCTGACGCTATTCATAAAATCGAACCAGAGATGCTATGCGACGAATTAAACTTTTTCAAAGCAGGTATAATCACTGAAGTTACTCCTCTATCATATAATGTTAGGGATAATCGATGGACTTTTACAGTATTTGGTTATGGTGTTTACAATGAAAAGATGACAACAAAAGAAATAGTGAGAAAATACTATTTTGATAAGGAGGAACCATAAAATGGGAGAACCAATTTATAATGTTAATGGACAACTAAGCCCAAACGATGAAAATGCTTTTATTTTAAGAATCGAGACATCCAATCTTAACATCATCAAAGATTCGATCGAAAGATATCGAACTATTAGGAATAATGTCGAACTTCTGGAAACAAAATATTTTCTAGAAGCTGTGGATGAATATCCTGATACTTTCCTTATTATCGATATTGATCCAATTGTATTTGATGACAAGAAGAATCTATATTTCACCACATTATATTGTTATGGTAATGATGAATTGAATTCTAAGATGGATATGCTCAAAAGATTCTTTGAGAATTTTTACACAAGGGGTAAACGATGAAAGAGAAGTTTGTTGAATTAATTGATTACAATTTGTCAGATTTACTTTTGATGATTGCCTTAACATTTATTTTTATAGCTATCGAGTTATCCTGCTTAGCACTTCTTGTTAATTTGACAATTACTATGGGCTTTCTAGGATGCTTAATGGCAGCTTGTTTAATGCTATTCGTTCTATTTATTTACTTATTTATTATGGTAAGTATGTATGAAAATTTATAATGGAGGTAAACAATGACGCACAACAGACCAATTGTTAAGACGTCTGGCGAATTCAAACAGACAGTTGTTGATATGGTACGAGCAATGCCATTAGATGATTTTTTGTTAATTCCTCAGGCCGAACTTGACAAATACATTTCTGCTTGGACTGAGCCAGATGCTAATGGTGTTGTCCCGGCAAATGAGGATTACAAACAGTATTTCCAATTCATTATGACTATCCCAGACGATATGCACGTATTGGATATGGATTTGTATTTCTTCAGAATTGCTCGTAAGATTATTGGCAATATGATGATTACACTTCTGGAGACCCAATATTATAATACAGTATTTGGTTCCGAAGATATTAATCATGAAAACTACAAACTTCTCTACGAACTTATTTTGCATACGGCTATTAAAATTGAAGATAATCCGGACAATCGTAGAGCGTATATGAGTGCACAAGAACTCAAAAAAGAATTCAACAAATACTACCAAGAGGTGTTAGACGATAACACAAATAGTGAGGGCTGAACAGATGACATATGGAAGGCAATATACCCTCATATTGTCTAAAGACGATTTTTATGATGCTGTCATAGATAATATACGTAAACTTCCATTGCAAGATATATTCGGTATAGACGAATGGTATATTGAGCGTCTTATGGAAGGATGGCGAAGGGTTAAATTTGAGGACGAGTATAAAAATTATATATTCAGTTTGCTAATGGTACCTGATAAAGTTGTTATGCTCGATAGTGAGTTATATTTATGGAAAAAGACACGAGAGTTAGTTGATGAACTTGTTGTTAGTTTGGCCGAGGGATTTTACTACGATGATAAAATCTCTATAATAGGAGAAACTATACCATTTGATCCATATACGGGGCAAAAAGATATAGATAGAGATAAACTAATGTATTTTTTTGATATAGTGGATACTATTTATGAAAGATACTATGTCAATACAGAATCAACACTAGACCAACTTAGACACATAATGGGAAAGGATTACCTAAAATAATGAAACACCACATTCATATCACAATGTCAGAAGATGACATGCATCATTTAGCAGAGCAATTCAAATATTGCGAAAAGGAATTGGAAATCGAAATTCCAAATACGCATTATCTAATTCATTTACATCGGGAGGACGCTGATGATTGAGTTAGAATATTCGCCCAAATTGCATATACAAGCATTGTATAGAAGTATTTCTTTGGTATATTATGATTTTGAATCTATGTTCGAACATTATCGACCAGCTGCTAATATGGCGGATTTCGATATTCGTAAGTGGCGTAGAGTGCGATTCAATGAGTGTATTAGACAAATTAACCTTATTCGTGAGTCTAAAGGTCTAAATCCGGTTAAAGAAAATGCTACTTTAACTGAGTGTATTGAAGGATTGTGAGGTAGAAAAATGACATATCCAAGATTTGTTGAAATCGATAGAAATGGTATCTTTCAAAAGGTATTCATAACATCTAACGGGAACGAGGAGTTCTGTACTCCTACTGGACGCGAGTTACAAAACAGTCCAGATATCAGTGATCACTGGTACGAATATGAAGATAGCAACGGTGATCTTCATTATGGACGATAGTTCGCAGAAAATACATATCCTATAATGAAACAAAATAAAAAACTAAAGGAGGACATTATCATGTCAGAAAACGTTTCAAAAATCGAAGAAGTTAAGGAAGAACTTAATGAGGTAGCTGAAGACTTGGCGACACAAGCTGAGGTCACACCACAAACTCAAGTTGCTAATGAACTGAGTACTAAGGAAAAGATTGTACAAACAATCGTTGCCGTTAGACCAGTTGTTAAGCGTCTCTTGATCATCACTGGTGTTGTAGCCGCTGGCGGACTTGCCGCGAAGGTTATTAGCGACCATGTTAAGAAATCTTCCGAGACATCGGGAGATGGAGAAGTGTTGGAAGGTGATTTTACAATCCCTGAAGACTAAGTTTCACTAGAATACTGAGAATTACTCTCGGTATTCTTTTTATCAATAATTTTAAAGGAGGAACCCGGTGAAAGCTTTTATTGGGCTATTAGTCATTTCTGGTATATCGTTAGTGATATACACAATGCTTTACGCAGTATTGTATTACATTTTTCATTTGGACTTATTGCTGTCAACAATGATTCCTACTTGTTTGACAGGCGTTCTAACATATTCATGGGGGTATACAAGCAATGACAAACGGGAATAAATAAATTATGGCATTATGTTTAGAAGACTATGGGGCTGTAAAAGTCGATAGTATTAATCGTGGAGAATGTATGTTCTATATTCCATTGGATGGACCACGTGATGTACTATTGGCTGACTTAGCCACTGAGATTAACGTCTATAGAGACGTTGCGTCATATAAAGGTGAGCAATATTACATCGATGGTGTAACAAAACGTATGAATCCATCTAATGCTAGTTGGATGGCAGAGATAGAAGGAAGGAAACTATGACAAAACAAAAAACAGACTATAACAAGGTACCTAGAAAAATTAATCCCTTGGATGAAGCAAATGAAATCCTTGATAAGCATGTCCAACCAGTTGCAAAAGGTCGTGTGAAAAAGGCCGGGGTTGTAAAATGGGTAGGAAATGTATTCTTTGGTGAAGAAGGATTCCGTGGATGGTCATCACACATGTTCCATGAGGTAGTCGTACCTAGCTTACAAAATGGTATTGCGGATATGGCTATGACCGCCGTGCAGCGTGCTATTTTCGGACCAGACTATATTCATGCTCGTAGAAATTCTTCGGGTTACTGGGGTCGTGGTGTGACTAACGTTACACGGATGGACGCATATCGAAATGACTACACTCAGTCATATGCAAAACGTAATCGACGAGCATCAAACCAGGTCGAAGAAATCATTTTCGAGACACGTCAGGATGCGCAGGAAGTGTTTAATATTATGCTTGCAAATTTGGACGCTTATGGTATTGTGACTGTTGGGGATTTCTATGAATTGTCAGATCAGCCAGCTAAATTTACTGACCAAACATTTGGTTGGACTACTAATGCTGGGGGGCAAGGCCTTGCTGGAGCACGTATTGTAGCTGCTCGTGGCGGCGGATTCAAAATCCAATTCCCTATGCCTACGGAGGTTTAAAAAAATGAGTAAAGAATGGCCAAAAGAGTTACCACCATTTGATAAAATGAAAGAAATTTTCTTTCGTGGCGGTTGGGATTGGGATGGTGATATGTATCACGACTCTAAAACTGGTAAAAGATTTTGGGTAAATATAAAAGACGGTACCGCAGAAGAGGTCGTACAATGACATGGCTATCAGAACAAACCAAGAAAGAAATCTTGGAACTTGCTAAAGATTCTGATTTATATACTAATGTTGGATTTGCCATGTATGATGGTAAATTGTATTTTATTAATGTTATCAAAGGTATTGTTGAACCTGTAATTCAACATAAGTTTTAATATTTGGAGGAAACTAAAATGAAAAAAACTATTGGAACTCTTGTACTAATTTGCACACCGCCTGTTGGATGGATTATCCTTGCCATTATCTGGTTAACTAATAAGAAATAGGAGGTATATATGAAAAACATTCGAATCTATCCACGTGTACCAGGTGTAAAACCTATGATTTTCCATGACGTCGAAAATGTAAAAGTTGAACGTGATGGTCAAAACTGGGTTCTAGAATTTGATCATATTGACTATGTCCGTAAAGATCTAGCCGTGAAAGCTCACTCAGTATTCACAAGCGAAAGCGCTATGGCGTATACATTTTTATACGAGGAAATAACCCCTCGTCCATTCAAATTTAAATCAAAAGGAGAAAAATAATGAAATTACCTAAATTGCCAAACATGCAAACTATCAAATCTACAGCTAAATCCGCTATGGTTACCACAAAAATCCTCGGTAAGAAATATGCGCCATTCGTATTATTGGGCGCTGGTCTTGTTGGATATGGTTATTCTGTTTATGCCGGAGTTAAATCTGGTAAAAAACTCGAAGTTACAAAAGCTAAATATGAAGCTAAAGATGCTGCGGGGGAAGAGTACACACGTATGGAAGTCGTAAAAGACGTAGCTAAAGATGTGGCTATCCCTGTTGCTGTTGCTACCGCATCTACTGCAGCTATTGTATTAGGATTTGCTATCCAAACAAACCGTCTTAAAGCTGTATCATCTGCCCTTGCTATTGTTACCGAAGAACATGCTCGCTACCGTCTCCGTGCTAAAGAAGTGCTTGACGAAGCCACGTTCAAGAAAATTGATGCACCTTTGGAAACCAAAACTGTTGAACTAAATGGTGAAGAAGTAGAAGTTGAATCTATTGTTCCTAATGAAGGCGATTTCTATGGACAATGGTTCAAGTATTCTGCAAATTATGTATCTGATGACCCAGATTATAACGAAAGTTATATTAAGGAAGCTGAAAAATATCTCGTAGATCGTATGATGCGAAAAGGCGTGTTGACTTTCGGTGAAGTTCTTGACAAACTTGGATTTGATGTTCCTCGTGCTGCTCTTCCATTCGGTTGGACTGATACAGATGACTTCTATATTGAGTGGGATGCTCATGAAGTATTTGACGACATCAAACAAGAATATGACTTGCAATTCTACGTTCGTTGGAAAACACCTCGCAACTTGTATGCGACCACATCATTTAAAGATTTCGTGCCTAAGAAAACTAGAAAGGAATTAAACTAACATGAACACACCTATCAAAGTTGTTTTATCATTGGTAGGGGTGGCTGGCGCTGGATACGGCGCCTACCGCCTTTATAAATGGTGGAAAGAAGAAGATGAGCTAGAATCTGAAGGGTTATCTTATGAAGAACTAGTTGCTGCTAAAGAAGCTGCCGACAACCAAAAGAAACTCGACGAGGAAGCTGAGCGCCAAAAAGAGTTCGAAGAACATCTTAAAGATCTCGAAGGACTACCAAACGATGGTCACGATTGGTACAAAACCGAAGATGGTAAATATATTCGACGCGAGCTAACACCATTCGAGCGCAAAAACGGAGCAGACTACAACCCTCTAGAAGAGGAATTTGTAAGCGAAACGGATATTCATGGTAATGTTCGTGAGTACATTCAAAAATATGAGGAAGGGAGCAAGCTGTTAAATCACCGTGATAACACATATACAGCAACTGATATTATCAACATTACTCGTGAAATGACAGCTCAGATCAGAGCATTGAAACGACAAGAAATGGAACATGACCGTCAAATCTACAATCCTAACACACAAGAAGGATATGACTACTACCGTGCCCTCGTAATGGAACGATTCAGTATTATGGATAATGCTACTCGTGACAAACTTGCTATCCTATTCTCATGGGAATATATTCCTACTCGTGAAAACATTGGTGACTGGAATATCCGTGAAGATATTGTTCGCGACCGTACCGAACACTTTGGATTTGGAACAATCTACTCTGACTGGGCATCTATCGGAGAAATGATTATCCACTTTGCTAGCCGCTTATCTACATCAACAGGTTATGGAACGCCAGAACAATTTTCCGATTGGATGGTAGACACGTTGGGTCTTGATTTGGAATCTGATGTGGATCCAATTATTCATGATACAATAGTATCATTTATCGAAGGTCATCGTCTTGGTAAAGAAAATGCGGATAATACTTATGGATTATTCCATTTGCCTAAAGAAGAATACAGTGCTTCAGAAACACTATATCATGAACACAACAATGCTATTTCGCTTATTCTGGATGAGCGCTTGCGGCCCGTGTTTAGAATTTCGGATGAATTGACTGAGGAGTAACTCTATGATCAAAAAAATTAAAGAGTGGGATATTGCGATTAAGTGCGTGGTGTTGTTATTTCTATTGAGAAACATTACGATACACCCAGTTATTCGTAATGAGGCAGAGGAGTATTTGGAGTCTCATCGTATTTTACTATCCGTATGGAAAGAAGAAACCGATGGACCGTGGTATAAAGAAGCTACATATTTTGACAATTCATATGATTTAGAAGAAGCATTTCTTAGCAGCGACCATTGGGAAGTAATCCAGTATAATTCATTCAAGAACTTATATTATGATGTGCGTAATACAGGTCTTGATCTTATATTGAATAATACGGCTCGAATTCGTGAAGTTGGTGATACCGGTCCTGGTCGAGTGTTTTTCATTGCGAAACTGATGGGAGTAACTATTCCATATATCTGTATTCTACCAGAGGATACAGATCAGCGTAACTTCGTTATCACTCGTATCCAGACGAGAACACTGCAGGGCAATCGAAACGCTGTTATTAAATTAATCAACATGTATTGTGATGTATATCCTATGCTTGCATTTGATGACAAAGGTAAGTTGGATGTGTATACATTCGGAAGACAAACCTTCATTCCTGGTGTTGTTAACGACGGATTATATATTGATCCTGTGTATGAAAGGGAGGCTAGACATGCTAGAACGAGTATTTAATTTCTTCTTTCGTTATGAACAAGGTCTGAAAAAATCCGCGGTTCGAATTCACCACGAGAATTTCAAAAAAGAAACCGAATTTATACCTATGAAAGCTAGATGGGCGGATATTCTAAATGGGGTTATGCTGAATCATAATCAGCAATCCCCGTATTTGAATATCTTTGTTTCAACCGATTATAATTGTTTTAAAGGATATACCTTAAAGATTGGAGGTTATTACCCATTTGCAATTATATCTGAACGCCCTAATGACTTAAGAATGCTTATATTCCCAGATGCATCGGAATTACACAAATTCTGCGATACAATGATGGATCCTGAATTAAACCTCGATATGTATATGGGAGAATCTATTTCTAAAGGTCGATTTAAAAGCTTTAGATTTAAACGTGATTCAGAATATTTGGTATGCGAAGACCTACATGTTATAATAAACACACAAAACAATCAGTTTATTAAATGTATGTTTGGTGAAATTCCATTTGTAGCATACAAACCAACTGCAGATGAGTTATTTTTAGTTGACTACTTCACTCTATCGGGAATGAAAGAAGAAAACTATTTAAATTACGAACGACGACATATCCCAGATTATATTGAGGATTATAAAGAAAGAATTAATGAGGTAAAAGTAAAATGAATAAATTGGCTTATGATATCACACGTGTTCCAGTATTGAAGTTGAAACATTTTGAAGCGCAGGCAGAACAGATGGCTAAAATCGGCGTTGAAGGATATGGTTCGACCGCAGAAGGTCAAATGAACACATGGGTTGATGGTGTAGTTCGTCTTCTAGCAAATGGAGGATATGTCTCTGTAGCAGATCTTCGTAAAGCTGCTAGACTGGATGTAGAACCTGCCGATCATTTTGTTGGATGGGATATTTATTCCACTACATCTATTGAAATCAAGGAAGACCGTGTTGAATTCCCACTTATTCTTATCAAAGGATTATCCGGACCTACTGGTCCTGCATTCTTTGATTGGTCGGCAATCAATAAAGTCAAACACGAAGGTCTTGAATTGGAGAATATTGAATACTTCAGTAAATATATTGAAGATTTGAAATCGTTCTATAAATTCACTGATGAACAAGTAAAGAAATTCTTAGCCGGTGAGAGATACTGGGAGGCCTAAGAATGGGAGCATTATATTTAACACTAACAAAATCGTATAAAGCGGAAAATCCTAGAGGTGGTGAAATCTTTCTAGATGTTACAGACTTTCGTATGATAGATGATTTTCTTACTATTGATCATCGTGTTCTAACTAGGGATTGCATTTTTTTAGAAATGACTACCACAATCGCTCGTCGCTATATTGTTGACATTCAAGCATTTGTTAATGCTAGGGATTTACATAATTACCTAGGACTGTATACTGATATTTACACTCCTGTGTGGAACAGTAAGGATGTCTCTTTTGTAATTGAGCGTGAAGTTGAACATGAAAATCTAAGATTCTATATTGACATTGATGTTGTTAATGTTGAAGAAGTCGATGGAGAGTTAACTGTAACTTATTATAATGGTATGAAAAATCATTACCCTAAATCTGAAGCTTTACGATGGCGTGTAATTAACTACTGTAAAATGAGGTAGTACTGTATGGAATCTTATGATATAAAAAGTCATTCCACAGGTCCAAATAGAGGGTTTGCCGTTCCTTTCAAACAGGTGAACGGTCCCTTATTTTGTAGACTTAGGGAACAGCGATTTATTAGGTTTGACCCTATGGTTAAAATCTCGGTAACATATCTTGATGATACGGATGAGGAGAAAACTACCGAATTTCATAATGTTAAGTCCATAGCAATGTGGACGGTTAATCAGATGTTGGAGATAACATCTAAATTTGGATATGAGTCTATCGTGTATAGAATTCATAAAGATGATATTATTAATATTGAGGAGAAGTGAAATGATGAAAGAACTTTTGGTAATGGTGAGTGAAGCATTTCGTAAGGAATATCACAATACTACTGGTAAAAATTATCGTAATTTGAAGAGTGGTGTGGAATCATTTATGATTGAAGATGGTATTATTACCGTAATCTATACTGATGAACGTAGCAAAGTAAGAACAACTCTTCATATTCCAGAAAAGCATTATATTGGATGTCTGGAATTCGATGGAACTGTCGATCGAAACTCATTTTTCGATGAAGATACCGTTATCCGAGGCTATGATAAAGACGCTATTTACGGTTGCTTTGTACGATGGATCGAGTATGGTAGGGAAGTTAAAACAAAGGAATTGAAAATTGAAGCCGTTGAAAGTATCCTTTTTGAAAAGCGTATTGATGGTAATGTTATTATTAATTACTTTAAAACTCTCGAAAATCGTGAAGTCGCTCACCTTAGTATTCCTCGTCGTAATATTATTAAACTCGATAAACTTGCAAATGGAACGAAAGTAGGTAATTGGTTTGAATAAAGAACAATTGTATGATGTGTTTGTTGAATTTAAAGATGGGAATAGAGGTCCTTATAGAAACAAAGAAGCTATCAGTTGCTCAATTATGGGTCTAGCATTGGTAATCGAAAGTCGGTATACTAATGGTATCGGTAAAGTTATTTATAGTCTGGACTCTATAAGATCTTGCAGCGTAATCCCGGTATCTCCAGAGGAACTGGAGGAGTGATATGGACGTAATAAATGAACCCATCGAAGATTACATCAAATATGTAGAAGAAAATGCTAAACGCGTTAATGAATTTGTGAGAAAACTAATCGGAGGAAAGAAAAATGACTAAACTAAACCCACAAACAATGAAAAATCAATACGATCACCAGTATGACACCTTCTGTCGTAAAAATCACGACTACGGTAACTCATTTGAGGAGTCTTTGGACCAGTTCGGAATCGTCGCTAGCATCGTCCGTATGAGCGATAAGATGAAGCGCTTAGAATCCCTCACGGATGAGTCTAAAACGCAGAAGGTAGGCTCTGAGAGCCTCCTAGACACCCTTGAGGACCTATCCAACTATGCTGCAATGACTGCGTGCTGGTTGCGTGGTGTTCGGACCGAAGATGGGGATGTTGAGACATCTTCTCAAAAAGTTTCTAAATTTATCTTTGGTGAAGTCAAACCAGACTGTATTGACGAGTATAAATATCTCGAATCACTTACTATCAATTTAAAAGAAATTGTTTCTATGTTACAAAAGGTCAATGAATTTCATCACAAAATTGAACAATTCGAAATGACTGAAGAAGACCATAAAGAACTAGACACCATTATTAATCGTCTTCGTACTATTTTGTCTAATGATGTTATTGATGAAGAGCTAATGCGTAAGATGATTGATGTTCACGTAAAAATGAATCCTGATGTGATCCTCTTCCAATTATTTAATCGTCAAGACGATATCCAAGCAACTCCTACCGAAGTTCCAGAAGCAATCCAAAAATTTTGGGATGCTCATAAGCAACAAATTGAATATATGACTTCGGTCAATAATGAGAAGACTGACATACCATCTATCTCATTTATTCTTAATAAATTATACAACACAATTTACGCTTGTCGTGATCAACGTTTACCATTGCAAAAACGTCTAGCGTATGTTGAATGTAGACAAGAAATTTACAATAGTTTGGTGAAGAGCATTTTATCGGGACTTGTCGATTTCCAATATATTGCCAGCACTATAAATGCACATCATGCGTTGAATCGTGATGAGAAGAGTCATATCTTGACATCTATTATAGATACAGCCTATAAAATTGATTCTGAAACTTTCAGCAGTATCAAGAAGCAAATTGGTATTTCTGAGAAGGCGGTCAAGGATAACTCTCTTATAGAGGGTATTAAAAACTATCATCCAAACTATATCCCACCAGGTCTTAGACCCGAATATCGAAGTGGAGGTAAATCCTAATGACTACATTCATTAGAAGATATCCGGAAGAAAAGATAATTTACGACCCTTGTTTTATTGATGAAAATTCAAATGAAACATATAAACAAACTAAAGGAGAAAAACTAAATGACAATTAACATTGACACAGCTATTGATTGGATGTATGCTCGAAAAGGACAAGTGTCCTATAGCATGACCTCGCGTGACGGAGATGACTCTTATGATTGTTCATCATCTGTATATTATGCATATCGTAGCGCAGGCGCTGCCTCAGCAGGCTGGGCTGTTAATACCGAGTATGAACATGCTTGGTTGATCGCAAATGGATTCGAATTGATTTCCGAAAACACACCATTCACTGCTCAGCGTGGTGACGTATTTATCTGGGGACGTAAAGGCTACTCCTCAGGTGCTGGTGGACACACAGGTATCTTCATTGATGGTGATAACATCATCCATTGTAACTGGCCATACGATGGTATCTCAGTTAATGACCACGATGAGAGATGGGCCTATGCTGGTAAGCCGTACTACTATGTCTATCGCTTGACAAATCCAGATGCTAATCCTGCGCCTGTTAAGAAAGGTTGGCAAAAAGACTCTAAAGGCTTCTGGTGGGCGCGTGGTAACGGTACATATCCTGCTGGTCGCTTCGAATATATCGAAGACAATCGCTCATGGTTCTACTTCGATGACGAAGGATATATGTATTCTGAACGCTGGTTGAAACACACTGATGGCTACTGGTATTGGTTCGACAAGGATGGCTATATGGCCACTTCTTGGAAGAAAATTGGTGGTAAATGGTACTACTTCAACCGTGATGGTGCTATGCAAACCGGTTGGGTTAAATACTATGATGACTGGTATTACCTCAATGAAAAGAATGGTGATATGGAGTCTGATCAATTTATCCGCTACAACGATGGTTGGTATAAACTACTTCCTGATGGACGCCTCGATACACAGCCTTCATTTAAGGTTGAGCCTGATGGTAAGATCACTACTGACACTGAAAATACACGTAAATAAGTTGGTGGGACTATGGGTAAAAAGAACACAAATCCTATAGTCCTCGACGCATTTGACGCGGTTTATATCCATGATAAGCAGGGTTTAGTGACTGGATGGAAGCTTATGTTGAGCCGAAATCCGGTCCTTACCACGCTTTATGGAGAGGTTATTCGAGCTAAAATTAGCGGTTTTGAGTACCTTGTTAGGGTTGCTGACAGGTATCAAACGGATAATAAACTAGTAAATCGGGTCGAAATTTCGTGGATTAAGAGGTCTAAATAGTGGTATTTTCTATGGATTTTGGGCGAATATTGGTATGAAAATGCGGTAATATTACCTAAATATTTGAGGAAAACTGATGGATTTTGGCCTAAAATTGGTCAAATTTGGGTGTTTAGCTGCACGTTTTTTTTGTGCAGCACATGAAAATTTTACGGGCAGCACGATTTTTTACTAAAATATTTGAGGTAACTGCACGAAAAAACATGGGGAAAACATAAAAAAACCGAAAATACACAGGAAAATCTCACATTTTCTATTGTATATAGGAATGAGTTAAAAAGTGTACTGTATATAATAACAATAGGGAAATGCGGGCAAAAACATGTGTGGGGCACGAGGAGGTAAAAATTAGTGGATTTTTTAGATGTGTCTGTGAAAAAGTTCACTTCCAACAATCGTACCGTTGATTATGAGGTTTCTCCTGACTTTATATTTGGCGATGCTAAAGACTTGGTTGTTAAAGGTTCCAAGTTTTACGCATATTGGAATGGAAGTTTCTGGGACACTAAACAGAAAAACCTATTTTATGATATTGACTCTTTACTTTGGCGTAAGGCTAGAGAGTTAGAAGATGGACGACCTGGATTGAGAATTGATGTTAAAGAAATTCGAAAAGCATCTGCCGGGAAGTTTCGTTTATTTGCGGATTTCTGTAAAGCTTGTGAGACAAGCGACATTTCTTTCAACCAGAAAGTTTTGTTCGCAGACCATAAGATGCAGAGACGAGATTACGCCACAACGCAATTGACGTATTCTCCACAAGAAGGAGAAGCAGTTGCGTTCAAAGAATTGATTGGTACCTTGTATCTTCCTAAGGAGTTGGATAAAATTCTATGGTTTATGGGAGCGCTATTTACAAACAACATGTACAAGATTGAAAAGTTCATGTATTTGTATGGTTCGAAAGGTAGCGGTAAAGGTACGGTCTTAAAAATATTCCGAATGTTGTTTCAGGAATATTGCGGAACTATTGATTTGAAATTGCTCACGAGTGCTGACCAATTTGCAACAGGACAAATTCAAGAAGTTCCATTGTTGATTGACGAGGATACGGACATAAGTCATATTTATAACGACACCCCGTTATTGAAACTTACAAGTCATGAAACCATTTCCGTCAACAAGAAATTCAAAGAACCTTATGACGTTCGATTTATTGGCTTGTTAATCACCGCCTCGAACCAACGTTATAAAGTTCGAAATGTGGACTCTGGTATTACTCGACGAGCCATAGTTGTAAACCCAAGTGGACGGAAAGTAAGCCATACGAAGTATAATCAACTCATGACCCAAATCAAATATGAGCTTCCGTATATTGCTAACATGGCAATTCAAAGATTTGAAGAATTGGGTTTTGATTATTATGACGATTATTTTGATGTTGACATGGCAGAACAGACTGACCATATCTTTGACTTCATGCGAACTAATGCAATCCATATGCAACATGGTATAACCCTGAAACAAATCAGTGAGTTATATCGTGAGTATCTGGAAGACATGGGATGGAAGACCGATGGATATAAAGCAACCATCAAGAGAGAAGCTCTTAGATATTTTGATACGATGCTTAAAGATAGCCATATCGATGGCATGCGCGTTAATAATTATTTCAAAGGGTTCAGATGGAATGTTGCATTTCCTGAAGGTGTCGTAGGTACAACTGAGGCAAATGATACTGTTATTCCGGACGACTGGTTAGATTTTAATTATCACAATGAGGTGTTTAATAAACTAGCAGCAGAATATCCTGCGCAGCTTGCTTTACGTAATGGAAACCCATCAGACAAATGGGATAATGTCGTGACAACTCTGTCTGATATTAAAACAAGCAAATTGCATTGGGTCAAAGTACCACTTAATCATATTATCATTGATTTCGATTTGAAAGATGAGTCTGGTAATAAAAATCTTGAGTTGAATGTTGAAGCAGCTTCAAAGTTTCCACCAACTTATGCTGAGCTTTCTAAATCTGGACAAGGCATTCATTTGCATTATATCTACGATGGTAATGTCAATGAGTTAAATAATTTGGTAGATAAGCATATTGAAATCAAAGTGTATAAAGGCAACGCCTCTCTGAGACGGATTGACAAAGCATCCAACAACTTACAACCTTCTCATTTCATCGGGCTTGCCGTTGAAAGAGAGAAAGGATGAGACAATGTATGAACATGTGAAAGAAATCACATATACAGAAAAGACGCTGCGTAATTTCGTTAAGAGACAATTGGGAATGGTTGAAGGTAAAGAACCAAGTCACCCAAATACAAAACCAACGATTGATTTTATTGCTCACGAAATTCAGAAAGCTTTTGATATGGGTCTGGAATATGATTTGACCGATTTGAAGCATGACGTATTTCTTAGAGCTATTCGTTCAACGAATAACAAAGAGTATTGTGTCGCGGTATTCCAAAAGATTCCGTGGTCGTCTATTCGAGATGATGAGGGAGCTACAGAAAACAAACTCACAAACTTCACGAAGATTTATCCAAAAGAAGAATTAGTGTTCTTCGATATTGAGGTATATCCTAATTTGTTTGTTGTTGTCTGGAAGAAATACCATGATGACGAATTTACAAAATGGATTAACCCTACACCAGACCAGATTGAATATTTGTTGAGCTTCCCTATCGTTGGATTTAACAACCGTCGATACGACAACCATATTCTCTATGCACGATTACTCGGATGTAATAATCTTGAGTTATTCCGTCAGTCATATAGAATTGTCAACGAAAAAAATGCGAAGAGTGGAATGTATGCGGCTGCTTACGAATTAAGCTATACCGATATTTACGAGTACGCTCAGAAGAAACAATCGCTTAAACGTTGGGAAGTTGACCTTGGTATCAAACACGTTGAGATGGAAATTCCTTGGGATCAACCAGTTCCTGAAGAATTAATTCCAGTTGTGGTTGACTACTGTGTGAACGACGTAGATGCAACTGAGAAATTGTTCGACGCTATTTATGCAGATTATGTTGCACGTGAAATCTTGGCCACAATCGCCAAAGGTTCAATGAACGCAACAAACAATCAACTCACTGCTAAATTTATCTTTGGTGATGACCCACGTCCACAAGACAAATTTAATTATGTCAAACTTGCAACCATATTCCCAGGATACAAGTATGAATTCGGTAAGTCATACTATCGTGGATTTGAAACTGGTGAAGGTGGATTTGTATATGCCGAACCTGGTGTATACAAAAATATTGCTTTGCTCGACGTTGAGTCAATGCATCCTAACTCTCTTGTAAATATGAACTACTTCGGTCCATATACTCAAAGGTATGCCGACTTACTTAAAGTTCGTGTTTTATTGAAACATAATAAGATCGATGAAGTTAAACAAATGTTTGATGGTGTCTTGGCACCATTCTTAGATAATCCAGAATATCTCAAACCTTTGGTAACCGCATTGAAGATTGTAATCAACTCTGTGTATGGAATGACCTCTGCTAAATTTGATAACAAGTTTAAACACCCAGACAATATTGACAATATCGTTGCAAAACGTGGAGCTTTATTTATGGTCGATTTGAAATTTGCTATTGAAGAGCAAGGATATCAAGTCTGTCATATTAAGACGGACTCTGTTAAGATTCCAAATGCTGATGAGAAGATTATCAAATTTGTTGAAGACTTCGGAGCACAAGAGAAGTACAATTACAGATTTGAACATGAACATACTTACAAACGTATGGCGTTAATTAATAACGCTGTTTATATTGCTCAACTTGAAGATGACAAGTGGTCTCCAACCGGAGCCGAGTATGCTAACACATATTTGCTTAAACGAGTATGGACTAAAGAGGAATTGGTTGATAAAGATTTCTTCATCACCAAACAATCGAAAGGTCATATTTATTTAGGTGACGAATTCGTTGGTAAAGTTGGATCTATTTATGCTTCTAAGACTGGAGCGGAATGTACGTGGACAGAAGATAATGAAAACTTCAAGTCCATCACTGGAACGAAAGGATATTTGTTCAAACAAACAGACAAGTTTGATATTGAAGATGTAGATTTCAGCTTCTACGACAAGATTGCTGTTGATGGTCTTAAGAAAATCATGAAGGTTGGTGATATCAAAGATATTGTTGACGACATGCCTAAGGACTATATCGACGCTCTTGAACTTCAAGACAAGTATCCAAGTACTCACACTATTTCTATCAATCACGGAACTCTCAAAATCAAAACTCCTGAGAACGCGTGATTGAATTTTCCCGCAGGTTGATTATAGGCTTCGCAGGATTTACATGGCACATAATAGAGAGGAAGAACAAAATTCTGCTGATTTGTTCTCTTCTTTATTTTTTTGTAACAATGTCAGACTAACGTCAGAATAGAAAGGACATATAAATGACAGCAACAACAAAAATTACACAAATTTCAGACTCCCAAATTATTTTGGAAGAAGTCGATTTCCTATTCGCTCGAAACTTTACTGGGCGCCAGGAAAAATACAATCGTCCCGGAGATCGTTACTTTAATGTTAAAGTAAATCCTGAAGATGTTGACTTACTATTATCTTACGGCGTCAATGTTAAACAATATTCGCCTAAAGATGTCCCGGACGATCTCGCTGCCAAGATGGAAGAGAACCCCGACATGTTCGAACCAGCTTATTTCTTCAAGGTCCGTGTGTATACACAATTTGGATTGCCAAGTATCGCCATTATTTACGACGATGGAACTACTCCAGTTGATGGAGATATTGATCCCCGTGACCGCATGTATCTGACCGAAGAATCGCAGCTATCAATCATTGATGATTTGGAAATCGCTATTTGTGATATGACCATCGCTCGACGAGATCCAAGTCCTGACGGCAAGTATGCTCGTCTCAACCTTAAGAATGCATATATTCGTGTGGTAGACAATCCACTACGTCGTAAATATGGCTTCTAATAAAATTGAATTATACGACTATCAACGTCAGGCAGTTGATAGATTGCATAATGGTTCTGTATTGTTAGGAAAGGTCGGTTCTGGTAAATCCTTTACCGGCCTATTTTACTATTTGAAGAATCATAAAGACTTACCGTTGTATATTATCACAGTAGCTAAAAAGCGAAATGATAAAGAGTGGCATAGAGATATGGAAGCTCTAGGTATAACTGGGACTGTTGATTCTTGGAATAATATTACTAAATACACTGATGTTGAAAACGCATTCTTTTTATTCGATGAACAACGAGCAATCGGTTACGGTTCATGGGGTATGTCTTTTATTAAGATAGCCCGAAAGAATAAATGGATAATGTTAACAGCAACGCCTGGTGATGTATGGATAGATTGGATGTGTTTATTTATAGCAAACGGATTTTATAAAAACAAATCTCAGTTTGTTGATATGCACGTTGAATACAATCCCTACTCAAAATTTCCACAGATCAAACGATATCATGGAGTAGACCGATTAGATAGACTCCGTAGAAGTTTGGTGGTGGCTATGGAAGACTTTAGAAAAACTAAAGTTAACCGACTCACAATCAACACATCTTTCGACAAAGATTTATATTCTCAGGTAATGAAGTCAAGGTTCAATCCATACACCGAAGAACCTATTACCAGTGCTTCTGAATTTACTCAAGTTTTAAGAAGGATTGTTAATTCTTCTGACCGTAGAAAGCAAGCAGTTAAGAATGAAATTATGACAAGAGATAAAGTAATTGTGTTTTACAACTATATCTATGAACTTGACATTTTGAAAGATATTTGTCAAGAATTAAATAGAGCGTATTATCAATACAACGGAAGTACTCATGAATCTATACCAAACAGTGACTCGTGGATATATTTAGTGCAGTACACCGCAGGAGCCGAGGCTTGGAATTGTATTACTACCGATACGATTTTGTTTTATTCATTGAATTACTCATACAGAGTAATGGACCAATCAGAAGGTCGAATAAATCGCGTGAATACCTCCTTTAATGATCTTTTTTACATTTATTTCAAAAGCCCGGCTTCAATTGATGACGCAATATCTAGGTCTATAAAATCTAAGAAAAAATTCAATGAAAGGAATTGGGTTACATCCACATGTCCAAATTGGAACGAGACTTTCAACGAGAACTAATCAAGGATATTAAAAGTCGTTTTCCAGATGCCATAGTCAAAAAGAATGACTCTAGTTATATTCAAGGAATACCTGATCTATCAGTAGACATTGGACCATATTCCTATCATTTAGAAGTTAAACGTAGTGGAACTGCTCCATACCGTCCTAATCAAGAATATTACTTAAACAAGTATAATTCAACCGGCGGTTGGGCTAGAACTATCTATCCTGCTAATAAGGAGGCTATATTGAATGAAATGGAACAAGCATCCAGAATTCGAAGGACATCATAGTTTCCTTAGTGCTAGTCAATGCCACTGGCTTAATTATGAGCCGGAAAAACTCGTAGAACGTTTTGAAAATGAGAAGGCAAAACAAAGAGGCACAGAACTTCACGAATTCGCTAGTTTATCTATTCATCATAGAATTAGATTAGAACCCGGTCATACACATCCCGCCGTTGCAAATTTTGTAAACGATGCCATTGGATATCGTATGGATAGTGAAGTTTTATTATTCTATAGTCCTTATGCTTTTGGTACTGCTGATGCCATTCGTTATGATCCACCAACAAAAGATAATCCTCGTGGATTTCTTAGGATTCATGATTTGAAGACTGGCAAAACAAAACCAAAAATGGAACAACTACTTGTGTATGCTGCTTATTTCTGTTTAGAGTATGGTGTAAAACCAGAACGAACAGATTTTGAATTACGCATATATCAAGGCAACAAAATAGACACATATATTCCGGAAGCGGAAGATGTATACGACGTTTATAACACAATCAAAGAATTCTCTGCAATTCTTGAAAGAAAACCAGAATAGAAAGGCGTAGCATGGATCTGGAAGATTATTATTTAATGCATACAGGTACCCCACACCAAGGCAATGTTCCTCACAGTGGACGCTATGCTTGGGGTTCTGGTGAAAATTCATATCAGCGAGCCACGTCTTGGTCGGACACAGTTGCTAAATATCGTAAAAATGGTCTGACCGATACTCAAATCGCTGCTAAACTTGGAATCACTACAACGGATTTTCGAGCTAGAAATACAATTGCTAAACAACAAATTCGTTTACACAATATTTCTAGAATTCAAGAACTAGCCGACAAAGGTCTGGGTTCAATCGAAATTTCTAGACAAACTGGTATTCCTGAGTCCACTGTTCGAATGAATATGGACGCTTCTGTTAAACAAAAAGTCAATCGTATGGAACAAGTTAAATCTGACTTGAAAGATTTAATTAAAGAAAATCCATATCTTGACGTTGGTTTAGGCGCAGCACAACAATTAGGTATAAACGAAAATATGCTTAAACGTGCTGTTCAACAACTTGAAGCTGATGGCTATCATATGCATAAAGTATATGTTAAGAACGCCACAAACGATGATCACTGGGTCGAAATGAAAGTTCTAACAAAAGAACCCAACCCCGATATTGTCAGAGAACACAAACACGAAATTAAACCTCCTAATTTATATAAGACTGAAGACGGAACAACTAAATTAGGATTGAAACCAATCGAACATCTTGATTGGAAACGTGTTGGTATTCGTTATGATGAACAAGGTGGAACCGACAAAGACGGTGTAATGGAATTACGTCCTGGAGTTAAAGATCTTGACTTAGGAAATTCCAAGTATGCTCAAGTTCGTATTGGTGTTGGAGGAACTCATTATCTTAAAGGTATGGCCGTTTATGGAGATCCAAAAGATTTCCCTAAAGGCGTCGATGTTATTTTCAACACTAACAAGAAGCAAGGAACACCAAAAGAAGATGTTCTTAAGAAACTTAAAGATGACCCTGATAATCCATTTGGTGCACAAATCAAACCAAATGGGCAGAAAGGTGCTATCAATAAAGTTAATGAAGAAGGTGACTGGGGAACTTGGTCGAAAACCTTATCTTCTCAGTTCGTTTCTAAGCAACCTCCAGTATTAGTTAAAGGCCGTATTCAAAAGACGTATGAAAAATTACAAAAAGAGTTCGACGAAATTGCTAATCTAAATAATCCTGTAGTCCGTAGAATTATGATGGCAGACTTTGCAAATGGTTTAACTACCAAACGTCATAATTTGAAGCTAACAGGCTTTGATCGAATGCGCGGTCAAGTTTTATTACCTTTGTCTGGTATTAAAGCTAATGAAATCTATGCGCCTAACTTTAAGAATGGTGAGAAAGTTGTTCTTGTTCGTTATCCTCATGGAGGAATATTCGAACTACCTGAACTTACCGTAAACAATAAGCTTGGTAATGGCCCTGCTAAATTCATGAAGGGCGCTAAAGATGCCGTTGGTATTGACTCTTCTGTTGCTAGCAAATTGTCTGGAGCAGACTTCGATGGCGATACCGTTATGGTTATTCCTAATAATAAAAACGGTATTAAGACAAGTCGTTCTTTAAAAGAACTTAAGAACTTTGATACCAATCAATATTATTCTCCTGATAAGAATATTCTTAAGCGTGATTCAAAAGGTAACTGGACAATCAAACAAAAGACAATGGGTGAAGTGTCCAACCTTATTACCGACATGACTTTGAAGGGTGCTTCTCAATCAGAGATTGCAAGAGCGGTTAAACATTCAATGGTTGTTATCGATGCCGAGAAACATAATTTGGACTATAAACGTTCTGAAAGGGAAAATGATATCCCCGCTCTAAAAAAGAAGTACCAAGATCACTACGATGTTATATCTGGCACTATAAAAAATGGAGCCTCCACTCTCATATCCCGGTCCAAAACAGAGCACCGTACTCTTGAGACATGGTATAAGGATCGAACTCCTGAAGAGCTGGCAGCTAATCCTAGACTTGCTCCTAAGATCAAGAAAACTAAAACTATTTCAACTGATCATGTTGTAGAGATGGTTAAAGATGCTAAGACCCTTGGTTCAGGCACCCCTATCGAAAACATGTATGGTGATTATATCAATTCCCTTGGTAAGATGCGAGACAAAGCTAACAAGGTTGTTGAGTCTTCACCTAACTTAGTTGTAAACAAGGAAGCAAAGCTTAAGTATCGTGATCAAGTACAGTCACTACAACACAAGCTTAACACAGCTCTAGCCAACTCACCTAGAGAACGCCAAGCACAACTCATTGCTAACAAAGTCATAGCAGAAAAGAGAGATCCTGACATGCAGAAGGATCAACTTAAGAAGCTTAAACAACAAGCCATTGCTGCAGCACGTCTTCAGACTGGTGCTGATGGAGCTAAGACTCGTATCAACATTGAAGATGATGAATGGAAAGCTATTCAATCTGGTGCTGTTAGTACTAAGATGCTTACTGACATCTTACGATTCGCTAATACAGATAGAGTTAAACAATTGGCTACACCTAGAGAAGAGAAGGCTCTTAGTCTATCTAATGCATCTAGAGCCAAGTCCATGATTCGTAATGGACACAGCTATGCTGAAGTAGCTGAAGCTTTAGGTGTTAGCATCTCAACCATTCAGAATCTAGTCTAGTAGAAAGGAGATACAACTGTTATGGAAGATTACTTACAAGCAACAACAGTAGTTGACACAATGTTAACTACATTCGACAATCCATACAATCCTTTCTCTGACTTTGATTCATGGAAGAAGTGGGATGAAGACAATGGTTACTTCACATCCGAACTACTAGCAGCTGTCATTGGTAACACTGATGATGTGTTAGATGAAGTTGAAGAAGCTCAACGTCATGCGATGGCCATCAACCTAATCATTGATGAAGGTCCAATTGAAGATGTTTGGACAGTCTGTCGTACAGATACACAAACACCGATTCGTCTACCAACTTCTGAAAATGAAAATTCAGAAGAATAATTTCACACCCCCATAGGGGGAGGGTCGCAAAAATTTTCGACCCTTTTGCATCGCCCCACCTCTCTGAAATTTCTCCGGAGTGGTAAAAAGTCCTAAATTGGGATTACTATCTAGGGGCAATATATAGGTAAAGGAGGGTAAACCATGAACAATGAAGTGCAAGAGCATATCAAAGCACTACTAATGTGGTTGATATCTCCTGAGGTACTTAGTCAAATCGGTGTTTACATTGGCGTTGGAGCATCTATTTACAAAGTTGGCATCAAAGCCTTTAAAAAAGTATGGGTCGACTTAGAGGCTAAACAGAATGACGAGATCAATGGTATTAAAAATTCCATTAATGCTCTAACTGTAAGCTTTCAAGAGATGCATAAGCATCAAGAACGAGACTTTCTTAGGCTCCAAATAATCACTGGCATTCATTCCGGTAGATTATCGGAACAAGAGATTCTTTATCTATATGATCAATACACCGAGAAAGGATACAACTCGTATGTATCGAGGGTTGTCAATGATTATATAGAAGAACTACGCACTTCAAATAAGGAGAACGAGAAATGACATTTTCAGTAGATGATATTATTACATTGGTAACGTTAGTTATCGTGTTTGCTCCAGTAGCACTAAACTTAATTAAGTATCTTGGAGCAGCAACTCACAATAAAGCAGTAGTTACTCTCGCAGATCGAGCTCTAATTATTGTAACCGCTTTGGATAACATGCTTATTGCAAACGATTCTAAGAAAAAAGAAGCTTTGGATAAGCTATTATCTTACGCAGCAGAAACAGGTGTAAAACTTACACCAGAACAAGCGTCTGATTATATCGAGCACGCTGTTCAAGAACTTCGTCGTCTTCAGCAATCTCAACCAAAAGAGGTGACTGAAAATGGTACGGAAGAAAAGTGATTCCAAACAACTACCTCCGGGAATAACTCCAGAAGGTATGTTAAACAAGCTCACAATGAAAGCATTTGTCGTCGCAAACCAACAGCTTGATGATGGTACGATAGCGCCTAGCACTTTGAATGCTTTGTTGCGATTCGGTACTGCTGAACGTGAGCTACAACTCGAAACAATGAAATCTAATAAAAAATTATCGGATTCTAAAATCGAATTGATCGAAAGTGAAGTCAAAGGTAAGGGCGATAGCGAAGCTGTAATCGCAGCTATTCGTGGATACGCTCCATCTGAAGAATTGTAGTATGATCCTATTAGGTAAAGATAGAGAACATTTACAAGATCTTAGTTATAAAAAACTTATCACTTTTGATAATTTTGGTGATAGACTCAACTTTTTATCTCTCATGAATCGAGGTTACAAATCCCCAAGAGAAATTTCTAACGCGTTCTACAAATCTAGAATTTGGAGAGAGATGCGAGATTATATTATTGCTCGTGATTTAGGGTATGATTTAGGTATTAAAGATGTTGAAATCGAAGGTCCTCCTTTAGTTCATCATATGATCCCTTTGTTAGAAGAAGATATATTGGAATGGAGAGAAGATATTATCTTGAACCCCGATCTTTTAATCACAACATCTTATAATACGCACAATATTATTCATTACGGATTTAGTAGAGTTCAATCAATGAACTATGTAGAAAGATCTCCTGGAGATACTAAATTATGGTAGGTGAACTATATGACGATTCTTAATGATATTAAGACATCTGTAGATTTCGCTTCCGAAGAAGATACAGGATACGATGATAGATTGTTATTAGAATTGGATGGTATTGTCGGTGAACTATCTCAACTGACGAATATCCAATTAACTTTCGAGTCTAAAAAAGATGCTGATTGGGAATCTTTAATTCCTAATAAGGATCCTAACCTCGTTCGTTTGGTAAAGCAATATGTGCTTGTGTCCATTCGTTTGAAGTTCGATCCTCCTGTCGGTAGCATTTTATCTTCGCTAGAAAGATCCTTACAATCTACTGCTCATCGTATAATCTTACAAAATAGGGAGGGATCTAATGAATGATGTAGATCAAGATCTTCTCCATGCTATTCAAACCAATAGTTCCGATGATGTTATTGAACACTTTGGAATTAAAGGTATGAAATGGGGTTTTAGACGAAGTCTATCAAAAATGCCGCATTCTAAAGCGAGAATGGCTCGAAAAGAAAGTAAAGCCGCTCGAAAAGCTTGGAATATGAAGTATCACAAGCGTCATTCTATGACCGAACACGATCTTCAAGCTGCGACAAGACGACTCCGTTTGGAGAATGATTTCGCCGAACAAGTAAGGCGTGCAAACCAAATTGCCGATACCCGTAAACCTAAGAAAGAACATGGTAAGTTTGCTAAAGATATTGGCCGATCAGTAACTAATTCAGTTATCGATACAGGTGTCAAGACTATTGTTGGAGATCTTATGAAGAACAAAACGAATAAGTATTCTCCTATAACTAATGTTACTTTAGATCAGCTCCGAAAATTGAAAGAAGAAAATCAAGGAGCTATTAATACAGTTAAAGGTATTTGGGGCTTTTAGTTAGGGGCATTTTCTTTTATGGTATTATCTAATAAAGCTTATCCGGAAGAATACATGAAGTTCAAAGAAGCAGTTCTGAGAGGTGAAATTCCGGTTAATCGCACGGTCTCTCTAGAAATGAACCGAATTGACTTCTTAATTGAGTCTCCGGATTATTACTATGACGACAAGGCGATTCAAGGGTTTATTAGATTTTGTGAAAACGAAATGACCCTTACCGATGGAGGAGATGTAACTCTCTTACCATCCTTTAGATTATGGGCAGAATGTGCCCTAGCGTGGTTTTACATTTCTGAGGATAATGTCTATAATCCAAAACTTGGTAGATGGGAAATCCGAAAGAAATTCAAGCGTCTCACGAATAGACAGTATCTTATTGTCGGACGTGGTGCCGCAAAATCACTTTACTCAACATTCATGCAAGCGTATATGCTTCTAATCGACACTGCTACAACTCACCAAGTAGTTACTGCGCCTACAATGAAACAGGCAGAGGAAATTATGGGTCCGTTTAGGACGGCGTTGAGTAGGGCGAAAGGTCCGCTGATTAGTTATATGGTTCAAGGATCTAAAATGACCGGTAATCTAACTAAGAAGCAATTATTAGCGTCTACCAAGAAGGGTGTTGAGAACTTTGCAACGAATAGTCTATTGGAGATTCGTCCAATGTCAAGAGACAAGCTTCAAGGTCTTCGTTGTAAGTATGCATCTGTGGATGAGTGGCTTTCTGGTGAAGTTAAAGAAGACGTAATCGGAGCTATTCAACAAGGTGCCAGCAAAAACGACAATTATCTCATAATCGCTACATCTTCCGAAGGAACCGCTCGTGATGGAGTGGGTGATACAATCAAGATGGAGCTTATGGATATATTAGAAGGTCGTTATTTTAACCCTCACGTATCTATTTGGTATTATCGACTCGATGATGTTAGAGAAGTTGCAAACCCAGATTTATGGATGAAAGCAAATCCAAATCTTGGGGCCACCGTAACGTATGAGACTTACAGAGATGAAGTTGAACGTGCTGAAAGTCAGCCGGCAACTCGTTCTGATACTCTGGCTAAACGTTTCGGAATACCAGTTGAGGGTTATACTTTCTTCTTCTTATATGAAGAGACAATTCCACATAGACCACAAAACTTTGATGGATTAGAATGTACATTGGGCGCTGACCTTTCTCAAGGTGATGACTTCTGTGCATTCACATTTTTATTCCCATTAGGTCATGGACGATTTGGTGTTAAGACTCGTTCTTATGTTTGTGAATCCAAACTTAGGAAATTGACTTCGGCAATGCGCAATAAGTATGACGAATTGATTTCTGAGGGTACACTTAATGTTATGCCAGGGGTTATTCTTGATATGGAACAGGTATATGATGATTTATACAACTTCATATACCAACACAAATATACTGTATATGCCTTTGGATACGACCCCTATAATGCTCGAGAATTTGTTGAAAGATGGATTCGAGACAATGGCGAATACGGGGTTGAAAAAGTTATTCAGGGCGCTAAAACAGAGTCTGTACCTATGGGAGAATTAAAGAATTTGGCTATGGAACGTATGCTAATATTTGACGAAGAATTAATGAAATTTGCGATGGGTAATACTATTGCAATTCAGGATAACAATGGTAACTACAAGTTATCAAAACGTCGTTCTGATGAAAAAATCGATAACGTTGCTGCGTTAATCGATGCTTGGGTTGCGTACAAACGTAACCAAGATTTATTTGGATAGAAAGGCATATTTAGTTATGGGCACTTTTACCGATGGACTAAAGCATGCTTGGTCTATGTTTAACACAAATTCCTCATCTTTTGTGGAAACCGAAACAGTATTCCAGATCCCTAATGAACCTAAGGCATTGAATCCAAACAATTCAATACCAACTCGGGTTTTCTCTAGATCTGCTATATCATCTATGATTTTTAACCGTATTGCTATTGATGCATCCATGGTAAAATTTCAACACGTAAAGATCGATATGGAGAGAGAAAATCAAGTTGTTTTAAGGAATTCACCACTTCAACGGTTGTTCGAAGTAGAAATGAATATGGATCAATCCAGTACGGATTTCTTCCACGATCTGGTATACTCATTATTTGACGAAGGAGTTGTAGCTGCTGTTCCTCTAGAGGCTACACTTAATCCTGCTATGTCCGACTCTTATGACATAAAAGCCATGCGTGTCGGAAAAATAATGGAATGGTTTCCAACTAAAATCCGGGTGAAGATTTATAATGAAGCTAAAGGTCAATTCTCTGAAATAATTGTTCCAAAGAAAATGTGTGCAATTATTGAGAACCCTTTAGCCAATATTTTAGGTAACGAAAATCCGACTATGACTCGATTGATTCAAAAATTATCTATTCTGGACAAGCAGGATTTGGAGTTGATTTCAAACAAATGGAACATCATCTTACAACTTCCTAACCCAGTTAGAAATGATATCAAACGAAAAGAAGCGGATGCTCGTATCGAAGATATTGAAGGACAATTGAAAGACTCTAAAATGGGTATTGCATATATCGGTGCTGATGAGAAAATCACTCAGCTAAACAGACAAATTAATTCTAATCTTATGGATGAGGTTAAGTATTTAACCGAAGAATTACTAAGTCAGCTAGGTCTAACAAAAGCAATTTTGGATGGCACAGCTAATGCCGATCAAATGCAAAATTACTATACCAGAACTATCGAACCTATTGTCACCAGAATTAAAGAAGAATTTCAACGTAAATTCATCACAAAAACTGGATATACACAAGGACATAGAATTGATACATATAGTAATCCTTTCAAACTTGTACCTACAGGTCAATTGGCAACAATTGGTGATTCATTATTGCGAAACAGAATTCTTACATCAAACGAATTTCGTGCTATTATCGGTTATGGCCCGATCGAAGATCCTATGGCCGACCAATTGTTTAACCCGAATATTTCTGATGCAAGACAAGACGTTTCTCTACCTGGGTCTGTCGGGTCCCCTGAAGGCGAAGCTTACTCTGATTACCCTCCTGAGTATAGTGAAGAGAATCTTCAAAATGGCGGCAAATAATAATGGAGGAAAATCATGGAATGAGTAAACATCCCAAGTATGACTTTGCTGGTTACGTAACCCGCAATGATACCCGTTGTACAGACGGTGTTATTATCCGACATGGGGCATTTGCAGGCAATGATGGTCGTAAAGTTCCTCTGGTATGGTCGCACGATCATAGTACCCCAGAGAATATTATTGGTCATGTATTGTTGCATAATGCTAATGATGGTGTTTATGGACAAGGATTCTTTAATGATACCAATAATGGTAAACAAGCCAAAGAATTAGTCAAACACGGTGACATCTGGTCCATGTCAATTGGGGCAAATCGTATCAAACGAACCCCAAGTAATGACGTTATTCATGGAAATATCTATGAAGTATCTCTCGTTGTAGCCGGAGCAAATCCGGGAGCGGTTATTACCGAAGTTCTACAACACTCACAAAATCCCGAAGAAGGAGAAATTATTATCATGGAAAGTGATCAAATCATTCACTCAGCGGACGATGTATTGGTAGGTCAAGAACGTATTAGTTTGTTTGACCGTATTCAACACGCTGACGAAGGAGAAGCTACCGATATCGTTGATGGGGTATTAGCTACACTAAATCCTGACCAACAAGAAGCTGTAGCAATTCTAGTTGAAGCGTCTACTGATTCCGCTTTGGAAAACTTCGAAAATGAAGTGGCAGAAAAATTCGATGCCGCTGTCGATACTGAAGTACGTGAAATTCTTCAAGATCTTGCCGAAGGAGACGATGATGAAGAAGAAATTCAACAATCTGCACTAGGAGGAAACACAATGCACTACAACGCATTCCAAAACGTTGCTAACAACACTGATGAAATCCGTCACTCACTCGAGAGTGCTTTTGAAGACGCTAAGAAATCTGGACGTCGAGTAAGTCAAGTATTGTCTGAAATTCAAGACGGTGATACTTTGCAGCACTCAATGAATAACCTTGATTTGTTGTTCCCAGATCATGCTTTGCAAGGCGGTATCCAAGTACTTTACTCACCAAACACTGCTACTGAACACATTCTTAGCAAAGTTACAAAAGTACCAACTGCTTTCGTTAAGTCTCTTATGACTGACCTAACAAATCTTTCTGACGAACAACTTCGTGCCAAAGGTTACATCAAGGGTAAAGAAAAGAAAGAACAAATCATTGGATTCCTTTCTCGTAAAACTGACCCACAAACAATCTACAAAAAGCAATCAATTGACCGTGATGACCTTATTGACATCAGTCAACAATTGGACGTAGCAGCTTTCTTCCGTCAAGAAATGCGTATCAAACTTAACGATGAAATTGCACAAGCAATCATGGTTTCTGACGGACGTGAAACTGGTTCCGATGACAAAATCAAAGAAGACAAGATTCGTCCTATCTCTAAAGACGAAGACTTCTATACAATCAAAGCAAAATACAATCCAAACGCTATGTTGGACGTATTTGAAATCGTTGCTGAACAAAAGACCAAGATGCTTGGTTCGGGAACACCTACATTGTATGTAAACCCATTGTTCCTTACTAAACTTCGTTTCTTGCGCAACAAGAATGGTAACTGGGTATTCGGTGGTCAACAACCTGCTACTAAAGAATATCTTGCATCATTGATGGGCGTTGCCGATATTGTTGAAAGTAACTTTATCAAAGAACAAGAAATGATCATGGTTAACCTTGCTGACTACCAAATTGGTACTAACAAAGGTGGAGAAGTCAACAGCTTCGAAGACTTCGACATTGACTTCAACAAACACAAATACCTTATCGAAACTCGCTTGTCTGGTGCCCTTGTTCGTGCTAAAGCTGCTGTATACTTTACTCCAGATACAACTGTTGCTCCAAAAGCACACCAAGCTGACGTTCAATCACAAGCTGCTGGCGCTCCAGCTGCACGTGCAGGAGTTCCTGGAGGCTAAGAATGAAGTATTCGGGTAATGCAGGTTTTCGATTGGAGGATGTTGAAGTAGAACCAGGTGTCTATGAACCGAAAATTGTTGTTAAACCTATCAAAGGTGATTTGATTAACGACACTACGTTTCGTAATCAAAATAGCAGCAAATCCACAATAGACAATGTTCAAATCACCAATCGTCTTTCAATCGTTGCCCATCCATTCTTAATGACTCACATCACAAATTTGTTATACGTTACTTTTATGGGTCAGAAGTGGAAGGTTGAGCGATACGCTATCAAATCTCCACGAATTATTTTGGATTTAGGAGGATTATATAATGAGCAAGCGAATGCATATCCAGGACTTGCTGGAGAAGGCAGTTGATGGTCTTGGAGAACCTTATAAAATCATCTACAATCCAACCGCAAGTAGCAAATTAACATACCCATGTATTCTCTACAGACGACATGGTATACATAAGCGACATGCGGATAATGTAAAATATTATTCTCATGAAACTTATCAAATCACAATTATTGACAAACGTGTGGATTCTCCGATAATCGATGTGTTATTGGACAATCCCCATTGTCGATATCAACACGAGTTCATAGTTGATAATATGAACCATACTATCTTAGAAATTACAACTGGAGGTAAGGCCTAATGGCAAAACTCGTATTTGACGAAATCGGAAAACGTTTTTATGAAACCGGTGTATCGGAAGCAGTTCTTTATCCCCAAGATGAAACAGGACAATATCCGAAAGGTGTCGCTTGGAACGGTATCACAGCTGCTAACGAATCTCCTACTGGTGCGGAAGCTAGTGAACACTACGCTGACAACATGCTATTCTTCTCAATCACTGGACCTGAAAAATTTGAAGGTACAATTGAAGCATTCAGTTCACCAAAAGAATTCGATGCTTGTGATGGTTTGGCAGAACCTGTTAAAGGTCTTCGTGCTCATGGACAAGCTCGTCAACCATTTGGATTTGCATTCAAATCAATCCTCGGTAACGACGTGAAAGGTGAAAACTTTGGTTACAAACTCCACCTATGGTACGGATGTAAAGCTGCTCCATCAGAACGCGCTTACGGTACTGTGAATGAATCGCCAGAACCACAAAATCCAAGCTGGTCAGTTAAATCAACTCCGGCTAAAATGGCAGGACAAAAACCAGTATCTGTATTGACAATTGTTTCAACTGAAGTAGAACCTACTAAGCTTAAAAAGCTCGAAGATGCTCTATATGGTACAGACACAGAACAACCATATTTGCCACTTCCTGACAAAGTTAAAGAACTGTTGTCATAATTAAGAATGGAGGTATTCACTTATGCTTAAACAAAAAGTACAATATGAAGATTTCGATGGAGCTAATCAAGTAGAAACGCTATATTTCAATCTTAACCGTATGGAACTAATTGCTTTGCAATCTCGATATGGAAAAGAAGATATGGCTGCTTACATCGATAAACTTGTCGAAGATAAAGATATTGAAAAGGTTTATGAAATCCTTAACGATATTGTTCTAAGCGCTTATGGTCTCCGTTCTGAAGACGGTAAACGTTTCCTTAAGAGTGAAACTATTCGTGAAGAATTCAAACAATCTCTTGCTTATGATGCATTGATTGAAGATTTCCATGATGAAACTCGTAAAGTTCTGGAATCATTTATTGTCGGTATCACTGCGCATATTCGTGGAATTAACAAAGCTGCAAATGCTGTTCAGTAAAATAGGCGAGGGTATGTATTCTACATATCCTCCTTATTTTTAAATTTTTTGAGGTGTGAAATGGGACAAGAATTCTTAACTATTCGTTTAGATGATGTCGAGTATTGGGATGAGGTTAAAGAAGAATTTATTTCTAATCCTGGTAAAGAGGTGACGTTTAGATACACCCTTAAGAATTTGGACAAATGGGAAACTAAATATGAAAAAAGATTCATAGATAATGACGAAAATATAAAAAAAGAAGAAATGTTGGATTTTATAACAATCATTTGTGATGAAGATTTAGATATAGCAATGTTATCCCAAGAAAATATGGAAGAAATTTTAATGTATCTAAAACATACACCATCCGCAACAATACTTCCTAAAAATAGAAATTCTGGAACAGGATTTTCTAGAAAGAAAATTTTCACGTCTGAAATAATTTATGGATACATGGCGTTAAATCATATTCCTTTTTCGTGGGAAGATAGAAATTTAAATAAATTAATAATGCTTCTAAATTGTGTTGGATCTTTACAGGAGCCGCCTAAGAAGATGTCAAGGGCAGAAGCCATGGAAGAACATCGTCGAATTGTTTTAGAAAACCGCAGAAAACAAGAAGAGTGGATGAAGCAAAATGAGAAAAAGGTATAAATAATGGCTATAACAGTTTCTGGAGATTTTGGACATTTAGAAAAGTTTTTAACAAGACCTCGTACAACCAACATGGATGTTTTGGGAAAAGCTATTGTTAAAGCTTTACAAGACGCTACTCCTAAGAATTCGGGAGAAACCGCAAACTCATGGGGGTATCGCGTTATCCCTACGTCGAGAGGTCAGGATTTAGAAATTTATAATACAAATTTAAATAATGGGGTTAATGTTGCTATGTTAATCCATTATGGCCACGGAACTGGAACAGGAGGGTATGTTCCACCAAGACCATATATTGACTCAGCAATTAATTCTGTTTATAAGAAAACAATCGACAAGATACTAGAAGATTATTTTAAATAGAAAGGATAGTTCATGGATTATATTTCAATTCAATCTTCCAAAGACGTGATACAACACTTTGGAATCAAAGGAATGAAATGGGGTCATCGAAGCCGTAGGGAACATCTAATCAATAGATATATGAACAAAGGTTACGATCCTCATACTGCCGCTTCGAAAGCTGAAAAACGTCTAAAAACTGAAAAGTATTTAAAACGTGCTGCTTTAGTAGGCGGTGTTGCTTTGGGTGCTTATATGGGTTATAAGGGCGCAAACTATATGATCGATAGACAGCGTGCCAAAGAGATTGCTCGTGGTCTTAAGAAAATGAATTCTATACGAGAGTCTAATTCTGTAGTCAAAAAAGATAAATTTGGCAAACTTAAGTCTGCTGGAAAACATCTTGCTGATAAAGTAAAAGAAGTTCATAGAAAAGATACCGAACGATTTACTAGACGAATGGATGAAGCTCTACTTAGAGATGCTGCTAAGAAAGCTTCAAAACAAAAAGCAGCCAGCGATTACGCCGATAATATTCTCTCTATTGCTCAAAAGAAACCTGGAATTCTAGGTCGACGTAAAATGGAGTCTATCGGAACTACTAAAGGCAAACTAGGTAAGATTGCTGAAAATTTCGCTAAAGCTCAATCCCAAGTTAATAAAAATTCTAAAGCAATTGACAAAATTGATATGGAAGCTTTGGAAAGAGTTAAGAAACTTATGAAGAAATAAGAAAGGTAAACTATGGCAGGATATGTAGACGAAAAAGTAGCCAAAGTCACCCTGGACAATAAAGGATTCTCTAAGAATGCGGATGAAGCAATCGCCGCAATCAATAGATTGAAAGAAGCTTTTGCCAAAGTCAATGGTAAGGACGCTACAAAAAACATAGCCTCAGATATGTCGAGTATGAATGATACAATTTCAAAATCGACACAAAAATCTGAGGGACTACTATCTCGCCTTAGAGGGATTTTCTCTAGAAGCACTCAAGACATAGATATGTCTGGAGGCGGACGGTCTATTGATAGAATGAATACTGATATTGCTAGCAAAACAGCTAACACGTCATCAATTCTATCCCGTCTAAAGGGTATTTTCCAAAAGGCAGATAATCACGAAGGCTTTCCCAACTCGATTAAATCGATTGATGGGCTAAATTCTAAGATCGGAGGATTTGACGCAAGTCCTCTATCGAATGCATTTGCTAATGCGGCATCTTCTGTTCAGAACTCGTTATCTGTTATGGATATTGCTTTAGGTAATGTCCTAGGCGGAATGATGCAAAAAGCAATGTCTTTCACAGGACAGTTCTTTAGAGGTTATGGCGATGGTTTAGAAGAGTATAAGAATAAACTCGGATCAATCCAAACAATCATGACCAATACCGAATGGGAAATTCCAGATTCTTCAACCCGTATGCGTAAAGTTTCTGGTGCTCTCGAACAACTTAATGACTACGCGGATAAGACTATTTACTCATTTGCCGACATGACTCGAAACATTGGTACGTTTACGGCGGCTGGTGTAAGTTTGGACAAATCCGCTACGGCTATTAAAGGTATCTCTAACTTGGCTGCGGCTTCTGGGTCAAACACCCAACAAGCATCGACCGCAATGTACCAATTGTCTCAAGCATTAGCCGCTGGTAAAGTTGGTCTACAGGACTGGAACTCAGTAGTTAACGCCGGTATGGGTGGTAAACTATTTCAAGATAGATTGACTCAAACTGCTGAGAAACTTGGTAAAGCTCGGAACATGACTAAATCATTTCGTGAGTCTCTACAAGATGGTTGGTTAACTTCTGAAGTCTTGCTAGAAACTTTGCGTGAGTTCTCTGAAGACGAGTCAATGCTTGATGCTGCGACTAAAGTTAAATCTTTCGGACAGTTGGTTGATACTGTTCAGGAAGCAATCGGTTCTGGATGGGCCACTACATGGGAATATTTCCTAGGTGGATTTGAAGAAGCCAAAGAAATGTGGACAAGCATTGGTGATATTGTCAATCCATTTATTAGCGATGATCAAGGTAAATACTGGGATGAAGTTCTTGGTATGGAACGTAGTCTTGGTAACTATCGAAATGCCATGCTTAAAACATGGAAGGACATGGGTGGCCAAGAGTCATTTTTCAACTCTATTAAAAACAGTTTTGAAATTGTATTCACTGCCTTGACAAAATTCCGCAAAGGATTCCGTTCCGTTATTGGTGACTACAAACAATCCGCTAAGACATTTTACAATATAACAAAAGCCCTTGAGAATTTCACAACAGGTTTAAAAAATAACACGTTACTTTTCAATACTATAAATAGTATAGGTAAAATGGTGGGTCAAACCTTTGTAACTCTTGGGTTTGCTTTATCAACGGTTTTTAAAGGAATTAAAGCCGTGGGTAATGCGTCTGGAAGTATATTGTTGCCTATAAGAACAGCAGCAGATTCTATTGCTCGTTTCATGGAATCTATACGTTCTAGCACGAATGCTTATCTTGTATTTTATCATTTAGGTAAAACACTATCTAATGTATTTAATATCATTGTTACTGTTGGTCGTATTGCAGTATTTATTATAAAAGATATATTCCGTGGATTTTCTAAATTTGGAGATAGTAAAGGTTTAGTAACTTTCGCTACTACATTATCTGATGTTACCGGAAAAATTCTTACCTTTGTCAAAGCTATTGAAAAGTTTGTTCTTTCATCAAATAAATTTGAACAAATAGGAAGTATGCTTGGAAAAGTATCTAGTACAATAGGTGCAGCTTTCAGTTTCCTATTCTCTAAATTAAAATCTTTAGCTAATCCATTTGGGCACGCAGAAGCTATATTCTCTGGGGCTGCTAATATATTTAGTAAAGCAGGACAAAAATTATCATCCGCCTTATCTAAAATTGGAGAAGTAACTTCTCAAGCTTGGTCTAGTATTGTTGAAGGGTTTAAAACAGGATATGACGGACTTAAAGATGCTTTCGTATCGTTTGATATTGCAAGCATAATTAAAGCGCTTATCGGTTTATTCGCTTTCGACAAATGGCTTAAATTCAAGAACTCCAAAGGGACTATCATTGATATGCTCGTTGAGAAGTTCAAAGGAATGTTTGGCGATGCTAAAGATTCTGGTAAAAGTGTCGTTGATGAAGTTAAAGGTGTATTCACATCTCTACAAGGAACTATCAACTCATTTACTCAAAGTATTAAGATAGGTTCTTTGGTGATGATAGCAACCGCATTAGGTATCTTAGCATTGTCTATTGATAGACTTTCTAAGATTGAGATGAAAGACCTTTCTAAAGGTATGCTTGGTCTTGGAGCTGCTCTAGGAATACTACTAAAACTTATTCGTGTAATGAGTGTAACTGAGATTCCTAAAGGTGCGTCAATGCAATTAATCGGTATCGCATTTGCTATACGAGTATTGGCTAGCGCTATGGTTAAGATGGCAGAGATTCCTAGCGATAAGCTGATGGAAGCAATCGCGGGTACTTATGCTGCTATTTATGGCCTCGTTCGAGCATTAAAAGCTATCGATAAACTAGAAGGTTCCGAAGCTAAGATAATGCATCTAATGGGTATTGCTTTAGCCGTAAGACTTTTAGTATGGTCGATCCGAGCAATCGCTAAGTTAGAACCAGAGAAATTGGCAATGGCATTACCTGCTGTTGGTGTGTTAATCTATGGCCTAGTCAAAGCAACCAAGAGTTTGGATAAAGTACATATCAATAAAAGTGCTATTGCAGAGCTTATGGTATTCGCTTTATCTATAAGAACGCTTGTCTGGTCTGTCAAAGCATTAGCGAAAATAGAATGGCCTCAACTCATAGCAGCTGTTGGATCTGTGGTTACTCTTATGGCGTCATTAGCGATAGCATCTCGAGCTATGAGTAAAGTACACGTTACTAAGAGCGCATTGGCTAATCTAATAGTCTTTGCTATCTCGATACGGATCTTAACATCATCACTAATCAAAATCGCTGCATTAAGCTGGGATAGTATTCTAGCTGCTACAGGTTCTGTCGTGACACTTATGGAATCTTTAGCAGTTGCTAGTCGACTTATGAAAAAAGTCAAGATTGACAAGAGTGCTATGGCTGGATTGATAGCGTTTGGTGTATCTATTTGGCTATTGTCTCAATCAGTTATTGATTTGGGAACCATGGAATGGGATATGCTACTTCTAGGTATGGCCGGCGTTGAAGCTCTGTTGCTTTCAATGGTTGGTGTTTCCCATTTAATGAAGAAAGCTAAAGTAAATATGTCATCCGCTATGGTTCTTGTTGCGTTTGGTTTGGCTATATATGCCATAACGAAATCTATAGAACCTATTACACAACTTTCAATTGAACAGATCGTTAAAAGTATTGCTGCTGTTGAAGTTATGTTATTTTCTTTAGTTGGTGTTGCTGCCTTAATGAAGAAAATTAAATTTAATGCCGGTGCAGCATTGTCAATGGTTATTTTAACCGCAATGATGACAGCTGTTGCAGACAATTTAACGAAATTAGCCGATAAACCTTGGGGTAGTTTATTAGCAGCTTCTGCAGGTATTTCTGCAGTATTCATAGCGATGGCTTACACTGCGAAGATAATCAATGGCTCTGTCAAAAACTTTGTTGAAGTTGGACAACTCAAGACGTTGTTCTCTGCATTTGCAGAGGTATTGCTAGCTATTGGTACCTCAATGGAACAAATCGGAAAACTTGACTGGAAACAAATGCTAGTCGGTCTTGGAGGAATTGTTCTAGTTCTTGGTACACTAACTGCAATGACTGCTATAATTGACCATATTCACCCCGATGTTACAACTCTAGGTGGTATTGCCGTATTTGCTCCTGTTCTTTATGCTGTTGGATCTGCGTTATCTAATGTGGCTGCACAACCATGGCAAGGTATTCTTGCTGCCACAGGAGCTATTATTGGTGTACTTGCGGCTATGGTAGCTGCTATGGCCATTGTTAATAAAGTTGGTTCAACTGGTGGTATGTTACAATTAATGGGTATGGCTGTAGCACTGAATTTGCTTGCTGTCCCTATTATGTTGTTATCAACCTTGAATATAGTAGCAGTTGGTGTTGCGCTTGTCGCATTGGCCGGGAACTTAACGGTTCTATTAGCCGCCGGGGCTTTGGCTCAAGTGGTAGCACCTGGTCTAATGATATTATCCAAAACACTCATAACGTTTGGTATATCATCTATTATGGCGGCCTCGTCCGTTCTAATAGCAGGTCTGGGATTTTTAGCCTTTGTCACGGCAATAAAAGAACTAGCCGCAATAGCTCCACAAGCTCTTAACACGGTTGTTCAAGGATTTGTGGTATTTGCTCAAGCTATAGCTGAGTCTGCGCCTATATTAGTTAAAGCATTTGTCGAAACTATAAAAGCAGCAATTGGCGGTATCGTAGAATTAATTCCTTATTTCATCGACGCTGGGTTTAAATTAGTTATTGGTATAATTAAAGGTATAACCGAAAATGCACCAGAACTAATTAACGCCTCAGTTCAAATGTTAGTGGAATTGGCTAAAGGTATTGTCGAGAATATGGATATTTTAGTCCAAACGGCAGTTGAAGTAGCAACTAAATTTGTTGAAAGTTTAGGAAATGCGTTAATCGGAGTACGTGATAGACTAATTCCAGCTCTTGAAAACTTATTTAAAGTTATCGGCGATATTCTATTAACAGTAATAGGTGGTCTCCTAGGTCCACTATTAGAAAAGATTGTTGAAATTCTAACTCCAGTTGGTGAGATGATCACACAATTCTTATCTGATTTGGCAAGTGCAATCGAACCTGTTTTCACTCCATTAGTCGAGGGTCTTAAAGTATTATTTGAAAGCATTGCTTCTGTAGTATCATCTCTCGCGGATGCTATTATTGCAACTGTCAATGCGATAGCAGATATTATAAGATCAATCGCTGATGCTATCATAGCCGTTGGTCAAACAATTCAAGTTATTGTTAATGGCATAGTATCAGTATTCCAGATACTTGCAGATATAATAGATACTGTTATAACCGGTATCGTAAATATTATCGACGGTCTTGCAAACGCAATCCGAGCTACTGGAGAGGCTATAAATAGCATTCTATCTGGTTTGGGCGAAGTATTTGTATCATTTGGAGAAGGTGTTAAATCTGCTCTAGAAGGTGTTGGTACAGTTGTCGAGTCATTTGGTAATGCTGTTAAATCTGCTCTCGAAGGCGTCGGACAGGTATTTGAGTCTATTGGTAAAGGTATAAAATCCGCTCTTGAAGGAGTCGCAGATATTATCCGAGCTGTTGGTGATGCTGCTAGATCTTTCGGAGAAGGATTCAAATTATTTGGAGAAGGTGTTAAACTTGTTGGCGAATATGGAGCTAATGCCGCTTCTGGTCTTGGTTCATTATCTGTTGAAGTAGCTAAATTAGGAGCTGCCGCTTATGCTGGTAACCTACAAGGATTTACTACAGATATTGAAAATCTTGCTACAGCATGTACCAATTTAGGGGCTGCTGCAGGATCTATAAATGCTGTTTCTTCAGCATTCATGACCATATCTCTAACCGTTGGAATATTGTCAGGAAGTGTACCTACACTAAGTACATCGTTCGAGACATTATCTACCACAATGTCAACAATTTCCACAACAGTAGATACTGTATCTACGTCATTCAACAATTTGACAACTCCAATTACCACATTGTCAAGCACAATGGTGACTGTTATCACATCATTCCAATTGATTACGGTCCAATTCCAACTTCTACAGATCTCTGTGGATCAGCTTAGCGCTGGTTTCACTGGAATTCAAAATGGCGTCAATTTCCTAATGGCTGGATTCACAACTTTGATTCCATCTATCGAAACATTCAATCAGTCTATCCTAGATAGCCAAACTATCCTAACAGATTTCTTCACTGCATTAACTAATTCATCCACTGGCTTTGATCAGTTAACTCTGGCAACGACTAATGGAATGATCCAAATGCAGACCGCTGTAAGTATGGGCATGACTTTGATTATTTCAACAATGGATCAAAGTATGATGTTATTAGCATTGAGTGTTACTACAGGATTCCTACAAGTTAGCAATGCTGTAACTCAATCTATGCTAGTAGTTCAGTCTTCAGTCCAAACTGGCATGGTTAGTGTTGTGGCGTCTATTTCTGCTTCAATGTCATCCGTAGCGTCACAAACATCTGCAGCATTTAATTCTATTGCTTCATCAATTCAAGCTAGCATAAATTCCGTTTCATCAAATATGGCTCAAGGATTTGCTAGAGTGTCTCAAACCGTATCGGTTAGTGTGACCATGATCAACGCATCATTCACATCAATGAGTTCAACTACTCAATCGATTGTTTCAAGTATGATGTCTAACTTGTCCAGTCAATTTGCATCAGGTATGAGTTCATCTAGATCTCAAGTATCTTCTGGAATGAGTTCTATTGTAAGTACTATCAGTTCATACAGTGGATCTGCTCAAAGCGCTGGTTACAATGTAGGTTACTATATTTCGGCCGGTATCGCTTCTGGTATGTATGCAAACATGTGGTCTATTGAGTCTGCTGCTAACCGAATTATTTCTAAAGCTAGAGAAGCCGCTAGAGCCGCTGCTGATATTCATTCACCATCACGGATGTTCGCAAAAGAGGTCGGTAAGTTTATCCCTCAAGGGGTCGCTATGGGTATTGACAATGAGATGCCGTCAACAATCAAACAAATGAGTAAATCATTTAAATCTGGATTTGAGAAAGTCACAGATAATGTTGTTGATCATAGCAAGATTCTTTATGACTCTGTTGCGTCAGCTGCGAATACTATTGGTGACATGTTAGATATTGCTGTAGATGATATGGAGTATTCTCCTAAGATCACTCCAGTTATCGATACAAGTAAGATTGACAAGTTCACCCCAGATGGATATGACATGGATATGGGTCGTCTTGGACGCAATCTTCCTAAACCATATTATTCTGGAGCACCACAAAACAATCAAACTACAACCATTAACAATGACAATTCTACTAGAGAATATAGTGTTAATGTCAAAGTTGATAACAATGGTAAACCAGTTGATCCAAATGAATTGGCTAAAGAAATTCAACAGAAAATCAAAGATATGGACGATCAAAATCGTCGAGGAAAAGGCGAGGAGGTATACTTTTAACATATGAAAGCAGGATGTTTTACTTTAAATAATGTAAATTCAGAATCTATGCATGTGTTTATTGAAGATCGTCCTAACATTCCCTCACCTAAAAGACGGGTGTCATTTTTGGCACCCTTATCTTTTGAGGGCGAATTGGTTTATGACGACGATGGATATGAACCAACAGAATTTGAATTGAAATGTTTTTATGATGGACATAGACATGGCGATAATTTCGATGAATTGTCAAATGCTCGTAATAAGATATTCAACTTCTTCAACCAAGGTAAGGGGGATTGGTTATCCTTTATCCCATATTTTGACGAAGGGCACGAATACCATATTATCGCGTTAGATATTGTTTATGAAAACAAATACTATTACGATGGATGTATTAGTTTTACTGTAAAAGTTAAATGTCAACCATATAAATATTTGACATCTAATAGGGTGTTGAATGTTACTAATGGTCAGACCTTAAACAATCCTACATTTTATACTGCAAAACCAACAGTATTTTTTACAGGAGTTAAAGGTGATATTGACATTACTTTCGGTACAACTCGAATTGGTTTACGGTCTTTAAACAATGAGACTGTTTATATTGATTCTCAAACATATTCCACATTCACAAAATCTGGAAATACCATTCGTAATTTAAATGATCGTACTATTGGAAAAGAGTTTTTCGAACTTCAGCCAGGAAACACATTGGCCAATCGTTTGACAATAACAACTCCACCTAATAATACTGCGTTTACCAGACCTATTTCAATAAATCCTAATTGGAGGGTGCTTGTATGAGACCTATTCTATATGACCAAAATGAAAGAAATTTTGTTTCTAATGGTCTAGGAATTCTTTATGATGCGGTTGAATGTATCGTAAAAGAACAAAGAAATGGTTTATTCGAGTTAGAAATGAAATATCCAATTCAGGGTGATTATGCAAGCGACCTTGAAAAGAATAGATATATTCGTGCAAAGCCAAATGACGAAGATGATACTCATATATTCCGTATATATGAGACTAAAGTAAGTGTTGACAATAACACTATCGAAGTCAAGGCTGTTTCGAAAATATCGGACGATCTTTCAGCTACTCTTATAAGACCATTCACGGTTGGTACTCTATCTTTAAATGAGATATGGCCAACCATTGTCCAAAATGCTATTGACCCTATAAATATTAGATTTAATTCCGACCTTGGATCTAGATCTTCATTTAATAATGATAAACTTATAAATGCTTTAAATCTCATTATGGGATCTGACGATTCTCTTGTGAGTACTTTTGGCGGAGAAGTCAAAAGAACCGATAAAGAATTGTTTATTTATAGAGGTCGCGGTCGAGAACACATAACAACTATTCGTCCTAGAAAGAATATGAAAAATATTCAGCTTAAGACGAGTATGCACGGTAAATTAACTCGTATTTTACCTTATGCTAAATATACTCCTGAAGGGGAGAACCAAAAAGAACAAACAATTTACGGAGATATTATAAAGTCAGATCATTATGACGATTATGATATCAAACGTATAGTTCCTATCGATATCAGTAATAAGTTTAACGACTATAAACAAAAGATGAAATCTGATAGGAAAACAAGATTGGCTGCTGAGCGAGAAAATAACAGATCTGCAGATTCCTCAAAACGAGCTCAAGAACAATCTCAAAGAGAAAGACTTGAACAGCAACGTGAGGAAGAGCGCGAACGCAATTATTATGCTAACAAGCGTAAAAGAGCTTCAGCCCATGCCAGTCGAGGAGCTAAGAAATCGGCTGCTCAAAGAGAGGCTGAGTGGCAACAACGAGAAGCTGCTAGAGATGCTCAATTTGAAGCTTCGAAACAAAAACGTAATCAGAATAAGCAGAAACGTCAACAAAGTAAACAAGCTCGAGAAGCAGAAAAACAAGCACGTTTAGCTCGTCAACAACAAATCAAAGAAGACACTAAAATTGTTATCACTCCTCGTATGGTTACTGAGGAGGCTTCTACATATTTTGATGAAAATCCTACAGTTGATGTTCCGGATATCAAGATGGAAGTTTCAATGATTCCTATTCAAGATACAACATCTTGGGAAAAGAGCATTCTTAGATCCCTCGAAGCGGTTCGATTATGTGATACAGTAGACGTATATCTATCTAAAATCGACGTCGATGTGACTGTACAGATTGTTGAGATTGAATACGATGTTCTTAAGGAACGTACTGTTAAGATCGTTGCAAGTTCTGATGGAAATACGGCTAGTACTCTGGCTGATTCTCAAAGAGCTGAGTGGAAAGATCTCACAAAGAAAACCATCAACGAAGCAATGGGCGACTTTGAAGGTTCTATTAACACTATTCTCACAAGTGCAAACGGTAAGAATAGAAACTTCTACGGACCAGATGAACCTCCTGTTGATGATTTGAAAGAAAATGATTTGTGGTTTAGGGATGTAGGTGCTGGTGAAACTGACCTGTATCGATATGATGGAACTCAATGGAATTTGGTGATGCCTCATGACTTCGGGGAGGTACTGGAGGATAAAATTGACTCCGCTATGTCTGAAATTCATGAATCATTAGATGAGTTTGAGACCGACATAGAAGTTGTACGAGGTGACATCAATGCAACTAATCAATACGTTGCAGACAGTGTTTCTGAGATCAATAAGTCAACTACACAAGAACTCAACCTTGCCAAATCAAAATTAGAGCAACTTTCGAATACATTTGCTGCTGATAAACGAAGACTTGACGGAGATTTAGCATCTATTAGGTCGCAAATAACATCGTCAGGTTCCTCAGTACTTAATGAGACCAAAAAGTTAATAACTGCTTTGGATAATGGGGTTAGTGAGAAATTTAGCAACCTTAAAGTTGGCGCCACAAACATTTTGAGAAACACTCAGACAATGTCTGCGCCATATTATAGAGGTATTGAAATAACACAGACTCCGCCATTTAAAGTTTATGACTATGTTTTGAACCATCGGACTATGTATAATAATTACCAAGTTATTTATGGTGATTCGCCAGAAGATTTGAAGACTGTATTGAAGCCAAATACTGATTATGTGTTCTCTTTCTATACAAAAACTAACCAAAGAGATAAGAAGATTGATCTAAGTTTCCCTGCCGGTATTAATATCACAGAAAGAGATTCTGGTTATTCTTCTGGATGGACATCAAATACAGATTTAACTAGACATTGGGTTAAGGTTCGAACCAATAATACGGCAATAAAATTCAGAGTTGCATTTAGTTCTTTGGTAAATGATGCTATCCATGTATACATTGCCGGAATTCAGCTTGAAGAAGCGACTATCGTATCTGATTATCACCCTAATGAATTGGATTTCCAAGAATCATTTGCAGAGTATAAGAGGACCAATAGTCAGAGTTTAACCGCTATTCAAAACACAATCAGTGGTGTAAATAATGACTTAATTCAAGCCAAGTCTAAATTGAACCAAACAGATAACAAGTTAACTGCTCAGGTTGCAGATCTCGTCCAAACCAAAACCAAATTAGATCAGACAGCTTCTAAATTGGAATTGCAAGTTACTGAATTGACGAAGGTCAATGATAAGTTTACTAAGCAGCAATCCGAATTGAACCTTGTACCTGGTAAAATTGAGTTAGCCGTAAATTCTGCTAAGGATGAGTCTAAACGATATTCTGATGGTAAGTTAATTGAGGGTAAACAATATACGGATAGTCGCATTACTATAAACAACGATAGTATAACTCAACGTATAACGTCTACTTTAAATGCTACAGTCAATAATGTTGTTACAACAGCGATCACTCAAACCAAAAACTCGTTGACTCAAGCCATAACGCAATCGGCTACGGATACTCTTACTCATGCTCGAACAGATGCACAAACTCTTATTACCACTGAGATAACTGGTGTTAGGAAGACTATCAGCAGTGTCCAAAATGAAATTCCTAAGAAATATGGTAGTCGAAACTATTTGAGTGGGACTATAAAACCACGGGAATCTTACAATTATACTCTTAATTCTAATAATTATGCGGTCCTTTGGGGATATCCTTTGATGTACGGATCCACACCTAATCAATTAGGTATACCACAAGGTGCTAGATTGATAATTCAGTACGAAGTTCAATTTAAATCCAATGTAACCAACGCATCAGTATTTCCGGAATTATATAATGAGACAGAATATTTAGGCGGTCCAAATGGTATTGTCCCAGGGTTTACGAATATAACTAATAGGGATATAAATGGTACAAATAAAGTATTCAAAATTGCTTATATGACTTTGTCAGACAATGCTTGGAACCGAGCTAATCAAATTCGTTTCCGAGTGGATATGTCTAATAATGTCCCATTTACAATATCTAAATGTACGTTATATTATAGCGATATGGTTAGCGATTGGTCTCCGTCGGCTGAGGATTTGATGGATAATACTACTGGGGTTAACTTAATCCGAAATGGGGATTTCCTTTACAACATCCAACCAAATGAAAACATCAGTATGCGGTTCTGGGATGTTATCAAATATCCAGGATGGAATCATGATAATGGTACTCATGGTCTTACAAATTTCGGTAAAAAAGGTATATTCCATTATTATGGAAATGCTGGTAATAATTATGCATATATACAACAGGTTGTTAATGAGAATTTCTATGAGGGACAGCCAGTAACTTTATCTGTAGATGTGTCAACTGATCAAATTAATAACTCCGGTATAATTATGCGGATGGAATTAGTAGGAAATTGGGTTGATAATGGAGTTGACAAATATGAATGGATTGTTAAAGATTTTTATCCATCGGATATACAATTCATGGGTATGAAACCTAATCAAAGAGTGTTTCATAGAGTTGGGGCAGTCCTTACTCCACGTCATGACTATAAAATGGTTAAAGTCAGAATAACCACTACTCCAAATACTCTTGTGAATTTCTATATCCGAAGAATCCAACTCGAACGGGGTAATTCTATAAATGACTTTAAGGATAACCCTCAAGATTTGGATATGACTCAGACCACAAAATTCCAAAAAGTAGAAGAGTCTGTTGATTTCTTCAAACGGACTTTGGGAGAAACTCAAAATGGTATAGCCAATAGAGTTTCACAAATGATAATGTCTAGTACTGAGATACAATCTTTGATTACTAGTGGATCTTCAGCTTCTAATAACCTTATATTAGGTACTGAGGATTTGGTTGGTGTTACCAATAATTCATCAACAAATGCACCGTTCGAATTTAGTCCTTCGGGAGGAGCATATGGTAAAAGATCTTTCTTTATTAAAGTTAATAAGGGGACACCGATAAATAGATGGAATCGATTAATGTTCCCTCTATCGATTAAGTCGCTTAACCAAGGTGATGTTCTTACATTCACATGTAAAGTTAGAATGCATAAATATTACCATACCCAAAATGAATCCCTCGCTCTTATAGAAATAAAATATGCCGATAATATTCCGGCAGAAACTTTATTCTATATACCTAGAAATTACGATGTTAATTCGACAGTCAATAACCCATATAATGGGTGGATAGATGTTAAAAAGACTATCACAATTAGTAAAGATATGACATTTAATAATGGCGAATATGTCAATCCATTCCGTGTCCTAATGGACGGTAGCGGTTTACTAGAAATCAAAGAAATGATGCTTGTAAGGGGCGATAAAATCGCATCTTATCAACCATCGGGCAGTATATCATCCACAATGGTCCAACAACTTGCAAATTCTTATTCTGTTAAAATTCTAAAAAATGAGAGAGACCTTGTCACTCAAATTTCAGCGAATCCAAATGGCGTAAGAATCTCTGGTAAAAATATCGAGATAACTGGCCAAACAAGTATCTCTAATGGCGTTATTGGTGAAGCTCATATTCGAGATGGATCTATTAAAAATGCACACATAGCGGATGCTACTATTGCGTCGGCTAAAATCGTTAGTGTGGATGTAAGAAAAATAACAGGTCTTGAGGCGGAATTTAGAAATCTCGTTGCACGAACTGGTGTGTTTGAATCTGTGTTTACTAATGGATTAACAATTGCTAATAGGGTGAGGTTTTCTTTGAATAATGATAGATTATCTATAAACCATCTTGGTGGACAAACAGATAATATCACAATTCAATCAAATGGACGATACGCAGGCCCAACGCGATTTTGGGGTAGAACTACTTCAGATACTACATATGTTCCTGTCATGACAAATACATATCAGAACTCCCCGCTTCGTCCTGTACGATCTGACGTTGCAATATATGGCGTTCGTGGTCTATTTTTAATTACTTTTAGTGGTCAAACAAACCAATATGGTACTTCTGCTTGGTTGTATGTAAATGATGGATCAAATACAAACGCAATATACTACGCACCATTAGACAAAGCCGGCACGCAAACTGACTGGAATAATGGCTTTAGATAGAAAGGTTTTATATGGAAGAAAATGAAAAACTGAATAAGATTATTGTGAAGTTATCTTTAGAGATAGCTTCTAAAAATCTTGAAAACACTGAGTTGGTTGTGGAAAAAGAGACTCTTGAAGAAAGAGTTTCTCAATTACAAAGTGAACTAGACGTTTATAAAGCAGCCGAGCAAATTAAAATTAACGAATTAACCCCTAATGACAATAAAGGAGAATAATTATGTCACAATTTAAACTACGCACCCACTACCCAATTTACAACGAACAAGGCGAAGTTGAAAGCACTTTGTTCGAACTATTCACAGAAACTCCAAGTAACTTAATTCAAGTTAAACTTCCTGGACGCCATGTTGTGGACGTTAATTCCGAAAAAAAATACATTGACGAATGTATGAAGCAATTCCATAAGGAATACTTCGCCGAAATCGAATTCAAAGACACTACTAAGAAGGTAGAAGTCCTTAACACAGCATTTGAACACGAAAAAGTTGAAGGCAAACGTCGTGACGAATTGATTGAAGCAATTATTATGCAAACGGTTATGTCTGGAAATATTGTGTACGGCGTTGTATATAAGAAGCTTGCAGGTCTTCTACCAAAAGCAGAAGTAGGAAAAACATATCAAGCAAATGAAATTGTTGTTATTGAAGATCCTACACATGTTGAAACTCAAGGTGAAGGTAAACTTGTATTCGTGCAATTCAATAAAGAATTCACATACAATGGTGAACCTGTAGCTGACTTTGTTACTCGAGGACGTCTGGAAATGAATGGTGTAGGTGCTGCTTACCCACTATCTTCAGGATTGCCTCAATAGAAAGGACTATTATGACAGTAGATGTATCGAAGATCATCGCATGGTATGACGTGCGCAAAGGCGCAAACCTCAAACTAACCGATGAAGAAGCATTCAAAATGGCTGCAAAATACGGTGGACTAACTGAACCAGAAAATGAGTTTCAGATTGCCGAAGACGTAGTTGCTTGGTTGGAAGACAACGATTTCCGCGAAGTGACTGATGAACGTAAATTTGGCGATGTCTTGATTGTAAATGATGGAATGTTTATCGGAATCGTTGGGAATACTTATGGCGAAATCTTCTTCTCAAATGAAACTCAGATCGTTCTTCACAATGAAGCGGACGTATTTGAAGCAGGCGAGCATGTTATTGTGTGTCGCTATAATGGCGACGTTACCCTACCCAATCAAGCTGTAAAAGATATTGCTCGAATTAAGTTCGAGGAAGAGTTTCTTGAAGCGTAGGGATTTATTTATCTATTTGACAGGGTTTGCGATTATTATTGTGAACCTTGTTTTGTTTATTGTGATGCTTATTATTTTAAAAGAGTTATCGTCTTTGAGGGTAGAGTATTATAACACTTTAAAAGTATTAAGCGAACTCAATAAACATATTAACTATCCAGGAGGGTAAAATATGACAGTAAGTACGACTGAAATGATTGCATGGATGCAAGCTCGAAAAGGTAATGTATCTTATAGTATGGATCACCGTGATGGTCCAGATAGTTATGACTGCTCATCGGCTATTTATTATGCTGGCGTGTCTGGTGGAATGAGTGAGTTGGATTGGGCATGTTCCACAGAAACCGAACATGCTTGGCTTGAAGCTAATGGATGGGAATGTATTGCTGAGAACGAAGAGTTTGATTGTCAATACGGTGATATTTTCATCTGGGGACAAAAAGGATATTCTGCAGGTGCCTTTGGGCATACCGGTATTTTCTTGGATACTGAAGGAACTATTATCCACTGTAACTATCCAGATGATGGTATTGGGATTGCCGAACACGATGACCTTTGGATGCGTGTAGGTCGTCCATACTATTACTGCTACCGTTATAAAGGCAATACCGAAACAGTTCCAAACGCTGAACAAATCGAAAATGCTACAACCCAATTCGAAAGAGAAATTGCCAATGGTGTTTCATTGCAAAACTCACAACAACCGTATTTCGAAGCGACCGTTTCTGGGGACTATTGGGTAGAAGCTCACCCATTCTCTGGAGCCGAAGAAAAAGAACTATTCAAGAAAGGTACACGTGTTCGTGTGTACGAAAAAGTTAATGGATATTCTCGAATTGGTTCCCCTCAATCTTATCAATGGATTGAAGATAAAGTTCTTATTGATCATAAGGATTTGTAATTAATAAATATGTTATAAAGGAGAATGAAATGATTATTATTTCAGAAAACGAACTTATTCACACAGACAGCTTTTCGGATGTTATCGAGCACCACGGAGTTAAGGGAATGAAGTGGGGTCAGCGTATGAAGCGTTGGGGTTCTGCAGCCGGACGAGCGGCGGTTAATGGGCTAAGACATCCAATTTTAGCCGACCAGGCGATCTCTGCTTCTAAACGACGTTCTAAAGCAGGAACATTTTTTGGAACAACCAGATCACTAGAATTCCGCAATCGTTACGTTAAAGATATGGTCAAAGCCGGTAAGCAATATAAAAAAGATCGTAAGAATGCTCAAAAGAAATTTGACCGAGGTGACGATAGAATCTTTGATAAATATAGTCAAGATGCATTCTTCAGTAAACGTCGTAAAGCTGAAGGAGAAAATCGTAGAGATTATGGCGAACGTCAAAGAGCTGCTCGTCAAAAGATGACAGCCGAATATAAAGGATTGAAAAATCAATATAAGAAAGACGTAATGGATGCCAAAACTAAACGTGGACAGAAACGCGTACTAGCTGGCGGTCGATACTAACGTATTTTAGGGGGGGGGCAATATATGAATTATATTTCTATCCAATCTTCCAAAGATGTTATTGAACACTTTGGAATCAAAGGAATGAAATGGGGACGTCGAAAGAAACCTTTCTATGAGAAAAGAGGATATTTGAAAGATCCTACTCCAGATAAAGCGTCTATGACGCTTTCAGATTTTGGAAAGATAAGAAAAAAATATGGGTATTACTAGACGCGAATTTATGTTTTCTTCTAAATATCGAGATAAAGCTAATTCGGAAATTAAACGAATAGACCGCTTGAAAAAAGATATCGCCAAACTAGATTATGCTTTAAAGTATCCAAATAAAGTTGGTGCTTATGGCGTCCATATTAATGCGCACGGAAAATATTTAAAAGGAAAAGACCTTGAAGAATATAACCGGCGAATTAAATTTGATAATTCCAAAAAGAATAGACATCCTGAGTATCTAGACATTGATGATTTTAATAAATGGGTCAAAAATGCTGCTCGATTGAACCGATTAGGCGAAAAAGGAGCTAAAATTAGAAGAGATCAATTGGTATCCGAGTATAATAATTTTGTCAATAATTAAGAACAGCGGAGTCTTTTTTGAATTTCCAAAATTTGCCCGGGTGTAATTTTTATCTCAAATTCGCAATATTTACAATTCACATAATAGAAAGGAGGTAAAACACTATGGATAACAATGAAGGTTTATTCGGATTGGTGAACTACGAAAACACTCCACTAGAATATAACGATAGTGATACTTTTGGTAAAGCTATGGCTAAAGGTTCTGGAAGAGCGTTTATTGATTGTTCAGCAATATTCGGAGCATTCTGTATTATTGCATCTGGAGTTAATTTTATCAAATTAATCAAAAAATAAAATATAGAGTGGGCATTATACAATGCTCCTCTTTTTTTTCGTATAATTTACAAGCCCTATAATGAAAAGAATTTTATTATAGGAGGACATTACTATGTCACACGAACAAAAATTTGCAGTTAATATGAATCAAGTTGCTATGATTAAATTAGCATTATATTTAGACGACAATGAAATGAGTAAAATGATTAGTCTCGGACAAGACTACACATTGGTTAATTCAAATGCCAATATGTATATTATGGAGTACTATAAGAATCTACTCAAAAGATTGGATCGCGAATTAGAAGCTATTTTAGAATCTATCGATGCAAAAGAACTTTATATTAGATCTGCTTTAGCTCGTAAAACATACGATATGTTGGAAAATATTTTAAATGATAAAAAGTTGGGATTTGTAAAAATCAGTGAAATTGAAGATGAAGAAGTTAAGAACTTAATAACTAGAATTAGTAACAGACAAAAAGAAATGGAGTCTGAAACTGAGGAAATTATTAGATTCTTTCTAACATTACAATAAAACTGAGGGATTACAAATCCCTTCTTTTTTCGCATATTTTACATACCTTATAATGAAATAAAAACTAAAGGAGGGTCAATATTATGACTAAATTACACGAAACTAAAGATGAAACAATTAAACAATTGTATAACACTGCCTATAAATGGTATCTTTGGGGCGTACACAATAACTATATGGAAGTTATGTTTACAGAAGCTTTGGATTATATATCCGCAGATGCTTTTGCTAGATCTACTTTCAATGTATCATTTGACGCATTCAAACATATTATTAAAGGATTTTGGCAGGAAAACGAACAAATGTTTGTTGTTAATGTCACACAATTAGAATCGGCATGTAATTATTATAATATGATGGCTACATCAGTTAATAAAATTATTTATGACGAAGACTTTATGAGATATTTCTATTTCAAACATCAACCTATTGCTAGAGCTATGCTTAGCTATAAGGAAATAACTAATGATTAAATAGATTATCTTAAGAAGACTTTGTCTTCTTTTTTTTTCGCAC